CGCCTCAGCTTCGGTGCCCGCGTGGCCCGCAGGGTGCGGCGCTGGCTGGCCGACGGCCAGTACGACCTCCTCCACATCCACGAGCCGATCACCCCGAGCATCGGGATGCTCGCCCTCCAGTCCGCGCGTACCGCTACCGATCAGGCGATGAAGGAGGCTGGATTCTGATGCTCGAACCTTTCGAGGGCGCCACCGTCGAGAAGTTCGACGAGGCCGCTATGAAGGAGCTGGAGACCCTCAAGGGCGTGCGGGTCTTCGACTCGCTTCGACCCGATGGCGACAACGATGGCAAGGACTACGTTGTTTACATGCCTGGTGACGTAACACCCGGAGCCATGAGGAAGTACGGCTCGATCGTTGGTGTGACGCAGGCCGCGGTGATCCACCAGTTCGGCGTGCTCATCTCGTCCGTGTCGCCCAAGGCCCGGAACCATCTGCTCGCCGCTGTTCGCCGGCGGTTGTTGGGCTTTCAGATTCCAGGTACGAGCGAGGCCTTCGAGACCGGGGCGCTCAACTCGTACGGGAACACGGATAGTACCGTAAGGCCGGTTCGATACACTTCTTACGTCACCTTCCAGGTGACGGTGGACAGGAGTGTGTGATGCCAAAGTACGCGACCGTTGAAGGTGTGGTCTTCGAGTACACCGAGGACTACGCCAATGCGATTAACACCGATGGCCGCTTGACTCGTGTCCCCGACGACACCCCTGTGTCGCCCCGGGAATGCTGCGGGGGCACTGGTTGGATCGTCAACGGCGAGGTTGTTCATCTCGGCGATGGCGCCCCGCACAGCAATTATGTTCCTCGTCATAGGAAGGACGACTGATCATGGCACAGGCTGCCGTTAAGAAGATGATGCCCCCGGGGACCACGATCTGGTGGGTCCCGATCGCGGACGCCCCGACGGTCAAGGATGTCATCAAGGCCGCGCTCTACAACTCCACCCCGGCCGGTGGTGGCGGTACCCCGACTCCGGCGAAGGCCAAGGACATCTCCTGCGCTGTCGTCTCGGGCTTCACCTTGAATCCGACCGATTCGGAGACGGATGACACCACGACTATCTGCGACTCCGCTGCGTCCAACACCCCGACCCGCGACGCCTACGAGGCATCCCTCACCTTCCTGCGCGAGGCCCTCGACGAGACTTCCGGCAAGGGCAACCCGGACTCCCCCGCCTCTGTCGCGTTCGAGCTGTTCAAGAAGGGTGGTGTTTCGGCTAACGTTACCGGTTGGCTGGTGAAGCGCATCGGCTACAAGAACACCACTGAGGCCAAGGCCGGCCAGCTCGTTTCCGCGTTCCTCGTCATGCCCGACAACCCGCGTGACGAGGTCGGTGAGGGCAAGCAGCCCATCCAGATGACCGTCCCCTTCCTTCCTCAGGGCACCATGGTCGTCAACGAGCCCCTCGTCTGATATTCTCAGACCACTCTCTTCCTGAAGCCAGGAGCCCCGCTCTCACAAGGAGCGGGGCTTTTGGTATGCTTATTTAGACTGATTGATGAATAGAAAGATTGGATGATTGATGTCTGACGACAAGCTGACTTCTGCTGAGACTGAGGACGAGCTCCTCGACCTCGACGGGCTTCTCGACAATGTGAAGCAGACCCAGAGGGAGGTCACCGTCTACCTGGACGCCACTCTCGCCCAGCGGGCTATGGAACTTCAGGAGCAGATTCTTGAGGAGCGTCAGTCCACCGAGAAGCCGGTGCGCGCGCTCAACGAGAAGACCCCGGAGACCGAGCTCGCTGAGATTCTGGAGAAGATGGAGAAGACCGCTATCGTCTTCACGCTTCGTGCTCTGGCCTCTGCTGAGATCACGGCCATCCGGAATCACATCGTGGCGACCGTCCCTATCAAGAAGAACGCCACCGCTGACGAGACCAACGAGCTCCGTGAGTCCCGTCAGCAGATCGCTTACGAGCACTACCTGTCGCACTCCGTTATCAGTGTCAAGTCGGGTGGCAAGTCCAAGAAGGGCCTGACCTCCCGCGAGGCCGCCAAGATGCGCCAGCGCCTACCCGAGGCCGAGTGGGTCAAGCTCATCGAGGGCTTCGACAAGACGCAGGTTGCCACTGCGGCTCTGGAGCAGGTGATGGCTGACCCCACGTTTCGTTGGGCCATCACTGACGAGGAAGAGTAACCAGAAGTTCGTCATCGCCCTGAAGACCGCCTGGCACTCGCACCTTCCACCCACGCTCTACCTCCCCTCTGTCGGCAGGTACAGCAGGTCCGTTCCGGTCTGGGATGAGATCGACAATGATTGGAGGCGCGAGCCACTTCCGCAGGACTTCAGGAACGAGCTCGACGTCCGTCTGGAGATGGCCTGGCAGTACTACACCGACTCCTGCTGCCCCAAGTGCGGGACGCCGGTCTGGTACGGACGGACCACCGACAACAGAGTTCAGTTCGACATTCAGGACACCATCTGCTACGGATGCGAGACTTTGGAGAAGGACGAGGCGGACAGGGAGCGCCGTAAGGAGCGGAAGCAGCCCGGTGTGACTAAGATCGCCGTCCCTGTCGGAGTTTCCTACGACGAAACCGGCGAGTTCGAGCCCTTGCCGACCCCGTGGGAGGCCATGGCTTCTGTTCCGACCTGACGCGGGGCTATGAAACCCGGATTGATATTCTTAGCAGTATCAATCCGGGTTTTCTATTAAGGGGACGACAGTGGCCGACCAGTCGAAGCTCTCGTACGAGGTTGAACTCGACGCCTCCGGTTTCATCCAGGGCTCCTCTAAAATCCAGTCCTCCGCCGCGCAGGCCGTCAATGCGGTCGGCGCGATGGGCGCCGCCATGAAGTCGCTCACACAAGCGAGCCGTGGCGGTTCCTGGATGGACAAGAACATCATGTCTTCGTCCGACGCGAAGGCGATGTCCACCAACATTCAGGTCTACCAGCAAGCCGCCAAGCTCACCAAGGACCTGACCGCCGCTTCGCAGGCCCTCGGGCGGACTGACGTATCCTCGACCATCAAGGCCACCACGAGCGCCATCGAGGGCATGTCGCAGGCCCTCAACAACGCCACCATCGCCGACAGCAAGCAGGTCTCCGCACTCAAGGAGCAGGTGGCCCTCTACGAGCGCATGGCCCGTGTCGCCAAGCAGCTCGGCACCGACATGAGCGGCATGTCGAGGAACTCCGGCATCGATAACAACCTCGGTGGGCGCTCCAAGACCGAGATCGAGGCTCAGCGCCAACTCAACGAGGTCCGCAAGCAGGCCCGTGAGGCCGCTCTTGAGCAGGCCGTCACCGAGCAGAAGGCCACCGCCGCCACGACAGCGGGCGCCTCCGAGCGTGTCGCCGCGCTTCAACGAGTCATCGCCGCCGAGCAGCAACTCGCGGAGGTCACCGACAAGGCCTACGCTGCTCAGTACCGCAAGGCCGCGAACCAGTCCGCGATCCAAACCAATCAGGCCGCTGTGGACACCGGACGGGCCGCTGCGAAGCTTGAGGCCGCTGCTGAGCAGGACCGGGCCGCCGCTCTCCGTGCCTCTGTCGCTGCTGCCCATGAGGCCGTTCAGGCGAACACCGCCCACATCCACTCGCTGGAGAACATGCGGTTCGCCTCGCAGGAGGTCCGCAACAACCTGACGGTTCTGGCCGCCGGCGTGACGGCGCTCGCCACCTCTGTCGTCAAGGCCGCTGCCGACCAGGACCGCGCTTTCGCAGACATCGCTCGAACGACACAGCTGGATCAGACCAGCGGGGCGCTTCAGGCCCTCCGCGACCAGTACCGGCAGATGTCCACCGACATCTCCAAGGCCTTCTCCGAGCTCTCGCAGATCGGTACGCTCGGCGCGCAGATGAACATCCCCGCGGAGAAGCTCGGGGACTTCACGCGCGCTGTCGCAGAGTTCTCCATGGTGACCGGCACCACGACCGAGAAAGCCTCTGAGGACTTCGGGCGTCTGATCAACACGTTCAGCCAGGCCGGGATGGCTCTGAACGGTGGTGACAAGGCCTACGAGCAGATGGCCTCGCAGGTCGCCGAACTCGGTGCGAAGGCGGTCGCCACTGAAGACGAGATCCTGACGATGGCGAACAGCATCTCGACCACCACTGTGTCAGCGGGCATCGGGCAGAACGCCACCCTCGCCTACGCTACGGCTCTGACCTCGGTCGGCGTGAAGGCCGAGTGGGCCCGTGGCTCGCTCCAGCGCATCTTCGGTAACTTTAACAAGGCCGCTGCTCAGGGTGCTGAGGGTATGGCGGACTTCGCCCAGCAAATGCACATCTCCAACGAGGAGGCCTTGGAGCTCTGGAAGAACGACCCCTCGAAGTTCTTCAACCAGCTCATCGAGTCCATTTCCAAGGCTGGCAACGGTGTGGAGATGACCCAGATGCTCTCCGACATCGGTCTGAAGTCCACTCGTGACATCGAGCTCGTGAAGCGTCTCGCGGTGAACTTCGACCTTCTCAAGGAGACCATGGACAACTCCGCGGAGGCCGGGTCGAACACTGGCTTCCTGGAGCAGTCCATGGAAAAGCTGAATGCCACCATAACCGAGACCATCGCGCAGACCAAGAACGCGCTGGAGAACATGATGGCCTCCTTCGGCGAGCCCTTCCTGGCCCCGCTGAAGTTGATCCTAGACGGTGTCCAGGCGCTCGCCAACGCCCTGTCGAGCCTGGGGGAGACCCCGGTCGGTCGAGTCATCGCGGCTTTCGCTGGTGGTGTGACGATCTTCATCGCCCTCCAGACTGGAGCCAAGCTTCTCCAGGCAGGTGTCCTGTCGGTCGCCTCTTCGATGATGCAGGTCCGCAAGAACATGGTCGAGGCAGGCCTCTCCGGGCAGTTGTCCTGGAGCAACATCGCCAAAGCCATTCAGCAAGCCAACACTGCTCTGGCCGAGCAGCCCGCTCTGTACGCCCGTGTGAAGGCAGCTCAGGCTGAGGTCGCTCAGCAGCGCCTCACTGGGAGCACAGCGGGCACATCGGTCATGTCGGCAGGTTCTACGGCTTCCGAGGCCGCTGCTCACAACGCTGCTACGACTGCTATCAAGGCTGAGACCGCTGCTCAGGAGGGCCTCGGTGCAGCTCGTGGAATGGCCTCCACGGCGGCCGACGCAGCCACCGCTGCTACCAGGACCATGGGGACGGGTATCTCGGCCGTCTCCGGGGCCATGGCGGCCGCTGGAAGCGCCGTGAAGGGGTTCTTCGCCTCTCTCGGCCCGGCCGGTTGGGCATCCCTCGCCCTGTCGGCCTTGCCTGCGATCGCCGAGGGCTACAACCAGATCGCCAATGCTGAGGAGATCGCCGCTGAGAAGGCCCAGAAGGCCGGTGCGGAGATGCTGTCGGCCATGGGCGGAGCTGCGGAGGTCCAGAAGGCCGTTCTCGCTGACACGCAGGACATCGCCAACGGCTCGCAGCGCAGCCTCGGCGAGTTGATGATCTCCGCCGACGGGGCGGGTGACGCCTACAAGAACGCGTCAGAGAAGTCTTACTACTTCGTGAACGCCCAGGGCGAGATCGTTCGGGCCACGCGCGAGGTCGCCCAGCAGATGGGCTACACCACAATTCAGATCGGTAAGAACACAGCGGAACTCATCCGCAACGCTATTGCCGGGTCCGAGGGCTTCAAGAAGCTCACCGGTGACCAGCTCAACGGGCTGAAGCAACTCGGCTTCGACTGGGGTGAGTACGCGAGGAAGGCCGCGACGGAGGGTCAGGGTGCTGCCGCCGCGTACGTTCAGGGGTTCATCGACCAGTTGAACCAGAAGAAGGCCGACCTCGACGCTGCTCAGTCCCAGACCTTCAAAGACCCCAACATGACGGGTAAGGCACACACCAAAGCGACTGACGACCAGACGAACGCGATCAACAACCAGATCAACGCTCTGAAGGGTCTCCAGGACGCCAACGACGGTGTCGGTGCCGCCGTCTCTCAGGCCATGGGCTCTCAAGACGCCCAGAAGCAGATTCTCCAGGGTCTCGGCCTGTCGGCTGACGAGGCCAATGGCGCGCTCCAGGGGATGAACGGTGCTGCGGACGGTAACGCCAGCGCTGCTGACAAGGCTGCGGAGGCCTGGGACAAGTGGAAGTCCGCTGTGGACTCGGCAATCGACAGGGCCTTCGGGTTCGAGAACGCCGAGGCTGCCATGTTCGACGCCTTGGACAAGTTCAACCAGGGCCTCCAGGACAACGGAAACGTGATTAACACCACGACTGAGGGCGGTAGGCAGAACCTCCAGAACCTTCAGACCTACCTGAAGGCCGTGGCGGAGAACGCCATGCAGGTCGCTCAGAACCTTGGTCTAACCGGTGCGGAGGCCCAGAAGTACGTTCAGGACTACGTGCAGGCCGCCATCGACCAGATCGGCCAGCAGGGTATCGACACCTCGCAGGTCCAGCAGGCCATGAACAACGTCGGGGCCATGCTCGGCCAGACGATGCCCGGCCCGCAGGTGGACAACACTCCGACGCAGCAGGGCATGGATCAGGCCCAGCAGGTGGCGCAGCAGGGTGTTGACGGGGTAGCCGCCACCACTAATCAGACGGTCCCCGGTGTTGAGATTGACCCCTCAGCCACACTGTCGAGCGTGCAGGAGCAACTCGGCATCAGCGAGCAGGGGATGTCGGACCTCTACAACGTCTTCAACCAGACGATTCCCGGAGCGAACATCGACGGCTCGACGACATTCTCTGACCTCCAGAAGATGCTGAGCGCCTCCGACCAGGACATGGGCGTCCTCTGGCAGATCATCTCCAAGAACATCAACGGTCCTGGGGTCAACTACAACGGGCTCAAGGTCGATCTGAAGAACATGAAGGTCGAGACCGATTCCGTTGTCGGGCAGATCATTCAGCGCTTGTCGCTCGCCAAGGCGATGCTCGCGGGCGCCAAGACCGGTGCAGCTGCGGGTAAGATCGGTGGTCAGCTCACTAAGAAGGGCAAGGGCGCAGGAAACGCGAAGGCCGCGTTCCAGTCCGCTATGGGCCGGTATCAGCCGACGCCCCGCAAGTCCCGCGGTGGTGGCGGTGGTGGCGGTGGTGGCCGTACGCCCCGCTCGCACACACCACGCAGGTCCTCCACACCTAGGTCTCACACGCCTCGGTCTCACACGCCTCGGTCCCACACCCCCTCCGGTGGCTCCTCCAAGTCGAAGCAGAAGGAGAAGTCGCCCGCCGAGCTCTTCAAGGACTTCCTGTCGCGTCTATCCACCGCGATGAAGGAGAGCATGGACAAGTGGTGGAAGTCGCGTTCTGCGAAGGACAACTACCATTCGCAACTCAATACGATGAGGAAGAAGATCGAGGACGCCCGCAAGACAATCGCGGATGCCAGGAAGTCGATCGAGGACCTCAACACGACCTTGTCGGAGCAGCAGCAGCAACTTCGTGATGCCACGTACTTCAATGAGATCGCGAAGAAGTATGGCGACAAGGAGCGCATCAAGTCCACACAGACGGACATTGACAAGGCGAACAAGAGCATCAACGACACTAAGTCTCAGATCGCCGACAAGGAAAAGGAGATCGCAGAGGCCCAGAAGGGCATGTTCGCCCTTCAGGGCTACACGCAGGCCGCCATCGAGAACAGGGCCGCGCTCAAGCAGTTGCAGTCCACCATGATGGAGATGATCGAGGCTTATGCCGCCACAGGTGCATCCAATGAGCAGGTCGCAGCATACGCGCGCCAGCTCAAGGAGGAGTTCATCAACCAGGCGGTCCAAATGGGCTTCAATCGCGGTGAGGTCACCGAGTTGGCTGGCGGGTTCGACAGCCTGGCGTCCACGATTCAGAACGTCCCCCGCAATGTCGAGGAGAACGTCACCGACGGTGGTACTGCGGCCGCGACTCAGCAGGCCATCGAGGACGTCGCCAACGGGGACTACGGCCCCGCGGAGATTCCGACCGAGCTCGATGAGCCTTCCGCGGCGGAGACCGGCGGAGCCCTTGACGACATGGCCGAACCCCGCGAGGCGGAGTACAAACCGGATGTCGTTCGCGACGCCAAGAGCTTCGTTCTGGAGGAGCTCGATGCTCTGGCAAATGGTGACAACGCCAACAAGGAGGGGCGTCCTGTTCAGTACAACCCGGTGATGGACGAGACCGGTAAGGCCCGCTTCAATGCAGAGGCGAAGGAGATCGCCTTCGATATGTACAAGCGGTACATTCCGACCGCTGCGGGTGAGGAGTTTGATGAGACCAAGAACTATCTGATGGAGCTCGCCAAACCTGAGAATAAGCAATACCTCCCCGAGATCAACTCGGAGATGTTCGGCCTCACTAAAGAGGACCTCGATGCTATGGCTGAGGAGCGCACGGCGAACTACAACTCCGATGTCGATGACGAGACGTACAACGCCGCACTGGAGCAGCTGAACGCCGCCGGTGAAGACCAGGACGTCGAGTACAAGCCAGAGGTCAATGATGGTGATAACCAGGAGACCAAGGAGGAGCTCGACGAGACGGGTGAGCCCCGCGAGGCGGAGTACAAACCGGATGTCAATGAGGGCGATAAGGGCAACACGGAGCAGGAGCTCGACAAGACCGCCAAAGATCGTGATGCGGAGTACGACCCGAAAGTCAACCAGGGCGAGAAGGTTTCCGTTCAGACCGCTCTCGACCAGGCGGCCAAGAACAGGGAGGCCTACTTCAACGCGAAGAAGGAGGAGGGCTCCTACTGGGGCGTCATGAACGCCTTCACCCAGCTGGCCGCCACGCGCACGGTCCAATTCGTTGCGCAGCAGGTCGGCTCGGCCTGGAGCACGGTCAAGTCCTGGTTCCACAACGGCGGTCAGATTCCGGCTTACGCCAACGGCGGTCCGATCCGCACCCGTGTCGGAATCGCCCTGGGCGCCCCGATCGGCGGGTTCGCCGGTGGCGGTCCCGCTGGTGGAATGATTCCCGGTAACCCAGGAGGGAACTACCACACGGACAACCTGCTCGCGATGAACCCGACAGGGTCCCTGTTCGCGATTCGAAGCGGAGAGTACGTCATCAACCGCAGTGCTGTGGAGACCTACGGCTCCGGGATGTTCGACGCGATCAACGCCAGGCGCTATGCCCCGTCCGTGTCGTACTCTGGGGGCGGTATTCCGCGTGGCGGGGTGGATCTCTCCTCTCGTACCATCGCGGCGCTCGCCCGGTCCATGTCGAGCATGATCACACTCGATGGGCGCGTGATCTCCAACTCCGTCAACGGATACAATGCGGTTAACGGACAGAGGGGGTCGTACTGATGGCAGTCCTGGATAACCGATGCGTGCTCGGGGTCGGAGACAAGAATCTTGTTCTTCCGGCTCCGGCCAAGGACGCTGCTATTCAAGCAACACCTTGGGGGCAGGTCACCCAGCTGGTCAACGGTGCGAACGGGATAACGCCCTCCCGGTTCGCCGCGAAGGCATACAAGCTCTCTTGGAACGTGATGTCCCCGGCGGACTACGTGGCGCTCGTGGACCTGATCTCGACAGCGGGCCCGAACCCCGTTCGGTACGTGGATTGCCTGAACAGGCCGGACCTCAACGTCCTGTCGCCATTCCTGGGGAAGCCGTTTCTGCTGGTGGATACCCTGTCGCCTATCGCCTTTGCGAAGGACGGTGCAGTGCTCGCCCAGATGGATACCCGGTCCGGTGACGGGCCGGAGTTCGCTCTTCGCATGACGGGCAAGGCCACGACATCCCCGGCCTCCTACACGGAGACCATATTGATTCCCCCGGGTTACACCTTCTACGTGCAGACTGTTGGGGACGACACTCAGAAGTTCGTGTTCAAGGACGGCTCCCCACTGGCTCCGTACGAGACGAAGATCGTGCCGAATGACACGGACACCGTGCAACGTGCGACTATCACGATCAAGCCCGCAGAGGCCAACGGATCAGGTCTTCTGCATTGGATCCGTGGAGTGCTCGATGCCGGGTCCGGCTACTCGGACCTCGACCCCCACGCTCCATGGTCTCTGTTCACCAATCCAGAGATGAACCCTGGAGGCGTGCTGATCGGTAATGACACGAGTGAGCGCGCCCCTGTTGGCAATGCCAGGCTGCTGAATGTCCGAGATCACTACATTCCCGAGGAGTACTACTCGGCCCTGAAGGGTGGCGACAGGATCGACATCGAGGTGAAGGCGAAAGTTCTCAAAGGCTCGAAAGCCTTCAAGGGCGGTGTGAGGTACCTCAAGACGAATGGTACCTCGGGGCTCACTGATGTCGGTCTTCAGAAAAGATCTGAGCTCGGTGACGGCTGGGCCCAGTGGTCCGGTGGCTGGACGGTGCCTGCGGACGCTGTGAAGGCCGGGCCGTGGCTGCACATCGACCAGGATGCTTGGAGTCCGGACACCCAGATTCTTATCTGCGACCTGCACGTGAAGAACACGTCCTACCAGCAGCGCCTCGGCGCGGGTCCGGACATCACGTCCTACGCACCGCCCATGGGGTTCACCACGATGATGGTCGATCCGGGTTCGATTCAGGTCGAGTCCAACAAGCGATTCCACAAGGTTGAGTTCTCGGTGAAGGAGGTCTGGCCGTGGCTGTGAGATTCACCGGGGTTGACAACTCCACAGTCTCCTCCTGGTCTGTCGCCGAAGATGCCACGTCGCTCGACAGGGGGGCCTCGGACTCCGGGGTTCCCCAGTTGCAGGTGCAGGGCGTCGGCTACCAGTCAGGTCTGATGTCGATGCTCGGGCAGAGCATGACTGTGATCTCGAACGAGTTCGGTGCGACCGAGTTCCGCATCACGGACATCGAGGGTACCGAGTCGGGCTGGACCCTCACCGGTGGCTCGCCTCTGTCGGCACTCGTCCAGGCGGGGACAATTCTCAGTATGACGGGTCAGCCGATCGAGTCCATCATCGAGATGTTCTTCAACGCTGTGGGGATCAAGCGCGCGCAGTACACGCTGGAGATCGACAAGGCGCTGCTAAAGGAGAAGTACGATGTTCCCGCCCAGCGGGTTGTCGTGTGGCAGGCCATGAAGCAGTGGCTCAGCGCCAATGAGATCGATATGTCGTGGGAGGTTGGCAGGCTTCGGTTCCAGCCGCTCCGCAATCGGATCATGTATGTGAACGATGTGACCTCGGGCTACAACCTCACAATGAGTTCTTCGCAGAAGGTGAAGAACATCGATGTGAACGTTTACCACCGCATGGCGTTCCGGCACGATGTGATATGGCCCCCGAAACCGTTGCTCTACCCGGACGCCAAGACGACGTTCGGACAGACCGACACTCCCGTGATCACGGTGAATGCAGGGGAACAGACGGTGACCACGCTTCAGCTCCCCTGCGAGGTGTCGTCCGTGCGACAGCCCCGTCAGGTCATGGCGATCCCTGTCGTCAACAAGGCTCCACTGGTGGATAACCAGAACACACCCAATGGCATCTACATGGTCGTCGGTAAGGACAACAAGGCGATCACCCCGGCTCAGTGGCAGGACATGGGCGGGGGCCTCGAAGTGCGCCTCAACAAGGACAAGCGTTCTGTCGATGTTATTGTCACAGGAATGCTGTTCGAGGAACTCAGTCCCTTCCGCATCTGCGAGTCCGACGGGAAGACCGATTACAATGGCCTGTTCCTGCTTGGGGAGAACGGAACCTACGTCGATATCGAGACCGTCCCCTTCCACACCGGCACGCCCGGGACGGATGAGGAGCAGACGATCGATAACCAGTGCATCACCACGCGCACCCAGGCCTACCACGCTGCTCAGTGGACCGCGGACCAGTACAGCGGGCACGCCCTGAACGCGACCTGGCAGGGCATCAATCCACTCCGAGACACCGAGGCCAATGGAGAACGTCAGGTCTTCGGGCGCCTCGCAGGGGTCCGGTACAAGCAAGACGGGCACTGGTGGCGAGTATCGAACGCGTCCCTGTCGGATAATAATGCTCAGTTGACCGCTACGAGAGACACGACACTGGGTGACGTTCAGCGCGTCTACCCGAAGGTTCGAATGCTCTCCGGGGGCGGTCGGACTCTCAGGGAGATCAGTGACAGGGGGATTCTATGAGCCGGGACTATGAGGGGCACCTGTACCCCGCACCGAACGTTTCGAAGCAGACGCAGTCCTGGACCTGCGCGATCGAGCGCAAGATCAACCGGCTGGAGCAGCGCACAGGTGATGCCGTCGCCACCGCGAACAACGCAGCCAACCGCTGGGCCCCCATGGCCGGTGAGTTGGCCAAGATGCGTGATCGTCTTGACGACACGGAGGCGATCGAGCGCGTGTCGCGCCTGGCGCAGGACGCGGTGACCTGGTCTACCAGGCCACCTGTGAACCGCACGCCTGGAGTCCAGAAGGAGAAGCCGGACTACCCACTTCACCCGAACGCGGTCTGGTACGTCTATGTCGGTGACAAGAACAACGTCACTGAGATCTGGCGCTGGGAGAAGGCCTCCATGAAGCGCGTCGGCGACAAAGCTGAGAACTTCAAGCTCGATATGGCCGGGCGGTGGGTCAGGCAGACCTACGGAACGGGCACGCTGGGCGAGGGCGCCGTTGATCTGAAGAATCTCTCCAAGTCCCTGTCGGACAACCTGGAGGAGGCCCACAATGGCGTCATCCAGCTTCAGAAGCGTGCTGACGAGGCCGACAAGAAGTACGACAAGACCAAGGCTGACCTTGAGAAGCAGATCAAGGACATTAAGGAGAAGGCTGGCAGTGACGGTCGTGTAATTGTCTCGCCCAACGAGCCCGCCGGGGCCGATCGCGTCGAAGGCAACCTGTGGATCAACACGGCGGACGGGAAGAACCGCCCGTACCGTTACGACAAGTCCATGGACAAGTGGATCGAGATCAAGGACCCCGACATCGTCGAGGCCGCGCAGAAAGCCGCTCAGGCGCAGACCGAGGCGAGCAAAGCCCTGAAGAAGGCTCAGGACACCGAGGACATGGCCACTGCGGCCAAGCTTGCTGCGGAGAACGCTCAGAAGAGCGCGGATGGTAAGAACACTATCTTCTACACGCCTGAGAAGCCGACACTTCAGGGTCGTAAGCAGGGCGACTTGTGGTTCGACACAGACGATGGTTACCGGATGTACTCCTACGACCAATCCCGTCAGGACTTCGTAGATGTCACACCCAAGACGTCCATGTCGGACGAGGACAGGGCCGCCCTGGAGCGCCTCCGCTCCGGCACCTCGGACATCCTCGATGCCACATTCCCTGTCGCCTGGACCACGTCCACAACGCCGTCGAACTGGCGGATCGAGACCAACTATCCAGGGCGCTATCACTGGGTCGGAGGCGATACAGCAAGCGCAGCTCGTCGTCTGCTGATCCTTCCACCGAAGGTGAAGCGCGCCACGAAGAACGACACGTACACGTTCGCGTTCTCGCTGAGGAACGAGTCCACTCAGACCGCTCAGTTCCAGGTGGGCTTCGACTTCTACTCCGACAATGCGTGGAAACGGAACGTCAACCCGAGCCCGAACATCTTCGTGGTACCCCCTGACGGGCAGTCACACGTATTCAAGACGACCATCGTTGCGGCCTATGACCCCAATAACCGGGAGAACGTGGTTGTGCCTTGGATCGACGGCCTGTCGTCATTGGCGAACAACGTGTGGCTCATGGGCGTCGAGATGACGAACAACGACAATCTCCAGGCCCGGCTCGCCCAGGCCAGTCAAGGAGTGGCTGATACGTTCAAGCGCATCGAGGGGCAGGTTCTCACGTCGCCCTACCCGCCTTCGAAGGGCATCGTTAATACTTCTGTATGGATGTCTCCCGACGGTAAACTGTTCCGCATGAAGAAGGCCGGAAAGGAAGACTGATGCCTTACGATCGGAACGCGAACTGGGTTGATGGCGAGGGTGCGCAGGCCACACCCATCACTGCAATCAAGCTGAACAAGGTCGAGGATGGTCTCGTCGCGGCATCCAAGAATGCCGATACTGCGGTGGCCAAAGTCACTGAGAACAAGGCCGCGATCGACAGGGCGCAGAAGGCCGCTGATGACGTGACGAAGACCGAGGCTCAGCATTGGCAGCAGGCCAACAACCTCTTCGCCACCATCACTGCGCTCAAGGCCCTGGAGCAGCTCCTCGACGAGCTCAAAGCCGCGACGGAGCTCGGCAAGATCATCGACGGGATCAAGCAGTTCTACGTGGGGCGCATGGACTCCGGTCCCCTGGTCCCTGTCGGTGCCATCCTCGCGTGGGCCGGCGTCACGGCTCCGGACAACTTCGCCCTTTGTGATGGACGGCAGATGGACCGCACGGCGTACCCCCAGTTGTACTCGGTGATCCAGAACCTCTACGGGGCCTCGGGCAACTTCTTCAAGCTCCCCGACCTTAAGGGTCGTGTCATCGTCACCAGGGACCAGGGCAACGCGCAGTTCGTCAACCTTAACAACCTCGGTGGGGAGGCCCAACACACCCTGTCCCTCGATGAGATGCCGCGCCACAGCCACGACATCGGTAACCCGAACGTTGCGAACTGGCGCGACATGGGTATCTGGGGATCGAACGTATCCGGTGGTAACCAATGGAATATTGCGTCGGGTTCCTCTGAGGGCTCTCTTGGTAAGCTCTCGGCTTCTGACACCGGCGGGAGCCGTCCGCACAATAACATGCCTCCGTACATCGTTCTGAACTACATCATCAGGATCAAGTGATCCTATGGGTTCGTACGAGTACATAACGTGGCCCGGGGACAAGACGACTCCGGGCCCTGATCTGTTCCCGGGCTGGAGCCCCACCGCGCACAACTCGAAGGTCGTGCACGGAATGAACGGCGCGGAGTGGGTTGAGGTCGATAGAAACCAGGACCCTGAGGCCTACAACATCGCGGCCCACGCGGACCAGACCCGCAACGACATCCTTGCTATGGTCCGACAGGACGGGGGCCGGGTTTTCTACTACGACGGTTCAGGCTACCCGCCCCTCCGTGGTTACAACCCCGGAGACACCGCCCGCGGTCGTGAGAAGACAACAGGTTCCATCCTTGTCGAGTACAAGTGGAACGGTCTGGAGTGGATACAGCAGCGCCTCACTGATGGTATGATCTCTTCCCTCGATGTCGGTAAACTCACGGCGGGCACGGCCAACATTCAGAAGGTTGTCGCCGACACCATCTGGGCTGGGATCATTCAGGCGAAGTCCATTGTCGCCAACAAGATCACTGGGGAGCTCATCGAGGCGAACACGATTCGTGGCGATCACATCGCGGCAAACTCGATCTCGGCTGAGAAGTTGCAGACGGGCTCCATCACAGCGGAGTCGGGCATCATCAAGAGCCTCGACGCGGGGAAGATCACCACGGGGTTCATCAACGGACAACGCATCGCTGCCCGATCCATTACTGCTGCACAGCTCGCGGCCGGCTCGATTACAGCCGACAGCGCGGTGATTGACTCCATCAGCGCGTCGAAAATTACCACGGGTACTCTGAAGGCGTCCCTGTTCGACGCTGACACGCTGCGGGGTCAGACTTTCATCGGTGGGCGGTTTATTGGTGGGGACTTCCTCCTTGATCCGGAGACCTCGCGCCAGGACATGAGGTTCGGGCGCTCCAAGGCTGTGCCCTTCAAGAACGAGTCCCAGGAGTTCACCCGCGAGGTCATTGGCATTTCTGCGTTCAGCCCCACCACGGAGCAGCCCATCCTTGCCTTGGGTGTCATCGGTATTGACGATCCTGTGCTGTCCCTGTACGGTCGGCAGTTCACTGACGGGAACCGCTACTTCTCCCAGCTCAGCCCGGGCCAGTTGTACCTGGGCGGGTTCAACGCGGTCGGGACCCCGACTTGGTCCTACATCCGGCAGTCGGGGGCGGACCTTGCTATCTCCACACGGCAGGAGAACAGCAATACGCCCCTGTCGAATCTGCTGATGTCGCCCACTCACTTCTATGCCGCGGGCAACTACAGGGGTTCGACCCCGAAGTGGATGTTCCATCTGACCACCGGGGGTAAACGCTCTGACATCCTCTGCGACGGTGACCTGCACATCCACGCCTCTGCCGGGTACTCGGTGTACATTGATTCGTACATCCGGTCACGATTCCCGATCACTCAGAACGACTGGGGGGCGGCAGGCAACGAGACGAACGTCTTCAGGAAAACCGAAATCGACGGCGATCTCCATGCCAGAGGTCGTATCAGCGCGGACAAGGGGAAGAGCTTCGTCATTCGCCATCCGACAAAAGATGACCACATCTTGGTTTACACCTGTACTGAGTCACCCTACAACGGGATCGAATACTGGGACAACGCCACGATCCCCGAGAGTGGGGAGATGACCGTCGAGCTCCCTGGGTACTTCGACAAGCTACAAGATAAGGATGTTCCGGCGTCGATATTCACCTCGAACGGCGTGAAGGTCCTCGGGCCTGTTGAGGGAGGCAAGTTCAGGGTCTCGGGCGAGGCCGGCACCTGGTTCTCCTGGCAGGTCAAGGCTGCTCGAAGGATACCCTGGGCGCCTAAGATGGATGCAGAATGCACTGAAGAGGACGCCATCAATAAGTACGACTTCTCGGAGAGACACATAGAAGGGTTGCCGAGGTGGGAGAAATAGACAGCAACGGAGTCTACAAGTACTCCTCCGAAGACACGGTCAATACCTGGGAGAACTTCCTCAACCTAGGCATGAACTCTGTGTCGAACGCCATCCAGAACCTCCGGTACAACGGGGTCTACTGCGTGACCAACATCCAGGGTGCTACGACCAAGCGCATGGAGTTGGAGCGCACAGGCCTCAAGCCGACAGGGGACAATCCGTTCCTCTTCTACCTGAAGAACAACGGCAAGTTCATTACCTGGGACGGCGCCGCCTGGAAGATGAACGGCGACTCCATCGCCTCGTGGATGGTGAACGGCAACGAGACCTTCACCCCGGCGACGCCCTGCTACGGGAAGATTCTGTGGGGTCAGCAGGGCGAGGAGTCGAAGTTCCGACAGGAGATGGGCGTCTCCGTCCTGAGGATCACCGAGTGGTCCTACTATGGCAACGACCAGACCACGGACTCCGCCTTCGCCTATCTGCCGTTGAAGAACACCTACACCGGTGTTGCGGTGACACTAATCACTAACGGTAACGCGGAGGAGTGGCCGGGAGCCTTCTCGGCTGACAACAACAATTGGCACCAGTTCGCGGAGAAGGATGGCACAATCAAGCGGATCAGGATCATCGTCCCCCGCGGCATCGTTGGTCATCTCATCACGACGAACTACGTCATCTACGGATGGATCAAATGAGCGCCTACGTCTCCGCCCCGCCGTGGCAGCGGCACCTCGATAGGTTCTCACGCGCCCTGTCGTACGGCTCCCTGTCGGCTTATGCTGTCTCGCGGCTGCACGGGCCCCGGCACTTCATGGACATCCCCGAGCTCGCGCTGCACTACCACATGCTGCTGTTCCTGGGGATTTTCGTCACTGCTTTGTTCGCTATGATTTTCGTCCTCCGGCGCCTGTCGCAGTTCGAGTACGTGGCTCTGACACCACTCCTTGGCTTCATGGCAGCCAGCGGTATCATAGCTCTGAACGGCCCCGGGTCCCGACCTCATGCGCTCCTACTGTGGGCTCTATGGTTCTTCCTGGTTGCGCGGTGGAACGTCCTCCACTCTGCGGTGAAACGTGCTCGTTCAGTCCAGGACGCGAAGGATGCGATCGAGCGGAGGCCCTGAGGTGAGCGCCACAATTACATCTGTCGTTGCGCTCTGCACAGCTCTTGCTGCCTCCATTCCTCAGATCATGAAGGTCCTGGCCGACAGGAAGCGGGGCATTCGGGAGTCCGAGCTCCAGAAGTCCAAGCAGGATACCGAGACCTGGGCTGAGATCATCAAGGCCAAGGACTCCTTGCTCAAACAATACTCCGATGAGTTGACCCGGCTCCACAAGCGCGTCACTGAGCTCGAAGCCGAGCTCGACGAGGAGTAACAAGAAGACCCCCTAGCGGCAACTAGGGGGTCTTCTCATGCAAACTAGCAGGTTGTCAACACGATTCAACTGCTTGACAAACCCAGTGTATCAGTTTTCGATGGCCTTGTCCAGGTACCACCTCGCCTTCTCAAGGCCCTGCTTCCTGTCGTCCTTTCGTCCTGCCCGAAGCAGGTACTTGCCGACCTGCCACAGAAGCGGGTCCTTGGCAAACGCGGCCATGAGCACATGGAAGACCTCGACATCACCGACGTTCTCGACCTGCTTCGACAGGGCGGAACCGAGCCATGCGTAGTGACTCGGGGCATTCACGACGTCATCCTTCTGCTCGGGTGCAGGTTCTGAGTCGGAGACCATCTGCTGCAACGGCATCCTCGCGTAGCCAGCGCCAGCACAAACAGCACCGTGCTCATTAACACGAATGTAGTCGTCGATCACCATGCCACTCTTGTGAGCGCTCCAGGTACCAACTATGTCGTAGTCGGGGCTCGTGCTGTAGGTCTCGGGCTCAATGGCGAACTCAGTGAGTCCGTTCTGGACGATGCGCATCTGTCGAATCATCTCGGGGACATCAACGTCAGTAATGACACACCGAGTCTTACGAGCGAAGGCGTAGCCGTTGAACCACACGCAGCCGACAAGATCGTCTGTCTTGTAGTCAATGGCGATGAAGCACAGCAGACCCGCAATGTTGAAATCATAGCGGTAGCCATACGGAAGGCCCTCGATGTCGATCTTCTCCTGTCCTGCATCGGACCCGAACTCTTGGTCGCAAATTTTGTGGAATGTGTCGAGCTTAGCCGACATGGCGGCCTCCCATCCGCGCTGCCAGATTGGCGTCGTGGCGAGTCTTGATTGAGTAGTAGTAGAAATGACGCGCTGCGTCGCGCACGTCGTCGGCGTCCGGGCAACCGACGGTCCTTCCGGTGGGCCAGAAGCCCAGAGCCTTAAGCGCCTTGTCGGTGATGACGCCCTTGGCCTGACCAGGGGTCTGCCAGACGATCCGAACGCTCGGGTTCCATGCTGTCGCGCAGTACGACAGGGCGCTATTGACCTTGACGGTGGTGAGGTCCGCGCGGAACTTGTTGTTGGGTCGTAGATCGAACTGTTCGATGACGAGCGTGGTCGGCTCAGACGTGAGCTTGGTGAGAAGCTCGGTGACCGTGTCCTCCCAGCGGTCGTGTTTGAACTGCCCGAAGTCGAGAATCTCAGAGCCTTCAGAGTACGGATCACTGGGCTGTTGGCCCAGGACCCAGCCCGTCGAGACTCCGGCATCGACAGCTAGGATGCGCTCACTCATCGGTCTCCTCCTTTCCGGTTACCTTGTTCACTGACGTGTACCGGGTGCTGTACGTGTGGAATCGGACGTTGACCTCGGGGAACTCCCAGGTCACTTTGCACAGCCCCTTATCGTTGGGTGGCTCGATATCGATGAGAGTGGCCGCCAGTTCGACAGGCATGAGTACCTTCTCACCGATTTCGAGCGAGCCGAGGGCCTGTGGTTGTGTCTTGAACTTCATCGGTTCTCCTTCTTATGTTTGTTGATCCACTGTGAGATCGCAGCTGATGCGGGTGGTACGGGCTGCCAGATGGCCCATAGCCGGCAGGCGTCCGCAACGACCTGGTCGCGCCCGGCATCGGTGGTGGCGAGATTGTAGTTGTCCTCCAGAACGGCGATGAAGCGGTCCACTGCGAATGGGAGGTGCATCAGAGGTGCTCCGTCTCGAAGGTGGCGTCCAGGTCCTTGTCAGAGTAGAATTCGACGTTCTTGTCGGGCCAGATCACCATCCATTGTCCGTAAAAGAACTCGGGGTCGCGAAGGCTGACGCCGTAGCGGCGGGCGACAGTGCGAGCCGCCTCGATGGAGCGCTTCTCGATCTTGATGGCCCAGCAGGTTCGCGGGCGCGGACGGACGAATCGTTCGACGAGGTTGTCGTTAGGATGTGCGGAGTAGATCATGGTCAGTCCTTCCGGTATCTCTGTGTCGTGTAACCGGCCGCCTCGACCGGCAGCCCCTCTGCCCAGTCTGGTAGGTCGCACATGAGCGAGGATAGTCTCTCCACGGTCAAACTGCTAGTAGTTTCGGTAACGATCTCATCATGAACATGCGTGACTGTCCGGAACCCAGCACGTTCGACATTGACGAGGGCGTGTGTGAGCAGATCTCGACCGATGGCCTGAATGATGTTCTCAACCTGTGTGGGGCCTCCGACAATGCGGCGCTGCGTACCATTACCCACCACGGCATCGCAGACCCAAGCGCGCCGACGATAGGGCAGCGGCTTACCGTTTCGGTCCTTGGGTTGCACATACTCGCGCTTGCAGTTGTGGTAGACGAGCGCCCGCCCTGAGGGCAACCAGACGTAGCGGTCGTTTCCCACGATCTCGACATCCACGGGGATTCGCTGGGACGCGGGACCTCCCTTGTCGAAGGCGGTGTGGACCTGCTTCCACCACGAAACAATGTGCGGGTGGGCGACTCGCCAAGTCTCGACCAAAGAAGTGAGGCCCTTCCAGATCACGTCATCGGGTGTACCTTTGGGGTAGATCTTGGCGCCGCCGAGGTTGAGCAGTGCCCCTGCGCCCCCTCCGAAACCACAGCCCAATGTGGCTGCCTTCCCGCGCTGTCGATCGAACCCGGCTTTCTCACCACCCATACGCTCTGCGGTAGCGACGTAGATGTCCTCGCCTCTGCGGAAGGACTCCAGCACACCATCTTCTCCTGCGGCCCAAGCGGTGAGGCGGGCCTCAATGGCGCTGTAGTCCGACACGGTGAAGGGCCCCACGAGTAGTGGCCGAACGAGTTTCTTGAGGTCCTCCGAGCTTACAGGCACACCGGCCAAGAGCTTGTCGATCGCGGCCTGCTCGGCCTCGGTGTCGTGCTCACCATCGGCGTTCGTGAAGTGATCACGGGGTAGATTGTGCGGGCTCAATGTGACTCCCGTCATACGACCCGTGTTAGCATTGCTGTACTTGATCGTCCCACGCAACCGACCGTCAGAGTTCGTCGAGCCCTGAGCGATGACGTACTTGGTCGCCGCCGACAAGGCCGCCAACTGTTTGCGCTCCATAGCCTCGCGCACTTCGTCCGGGAGATCATCGCGCTCCAGAAGCTCCGCGACATGGGCCTTGTCGATGGACTCCATCTCGAAACCCCGACCGGCGAGCCAGCCCTTGAACTGCTGAACGCTGTTCGGGTTGTCCAGCCCAGTGATCTCCTTGACCCGAGTCAGGTCCCTCTTCTTGTTAGCCTCATACTGACGGTGAGCGGCGCCGGCCAGCGCCGTGTCGATCTTGATGCCTCTGTCGTTGATCCTCGTGGCAGTGATCCAGGCCTCGTACTCCTCAGTGAATGGGAACCCTTTGCCAAGCCTGTAGATGTTGTCCCTCATGGAGATGACGTCCTGTCGGTTGTACTCGACGTAGGCGTCCCAGTCCGCGGGGCGCTCCTCGGGCAGCGTACGATTGCCCTTGCGGTTGGGCGCGGAGAACATATTGATGAGCCGTCCGCCGGCCTCGTCCTTGGCCTCGCCACCCACGGCCTTGCAGAAGCCCTTCAGGGATCGGGGATAGCCCCACAGCGAGGCAAGCACGGCCGTATCGACGTACTCCTCGGGGTCGATGTACGTGCCGACAGGGAGACCCTTCAGCGCGCTGAAGTTGATCCGCTCGAAGTCGCTGTTGTGGGCGATCTTCTTCACCGTAGGATCAAACAGCCCCGGGATCGCCTTGATCTCTTCATGTCCAAACGCGGTGTGGATGTCCCCTTGACCTACACACCATGAACAAATGAGGATCATCCAGTGTTCATCCTCGACATATCGATAGACAGTGTTCTTCTTCAGATCGACAGTTGAGTAGGTCTCGATGTCCAGATGGAGCTCGGTCCCATCGAAGATATTCTCGAACCCGTAGGAGTTCTGCGAGCGACCTTCAGTCCTCGCTGCTCTGTCGAGCTGATCGAGCGCCCACGTGCCCGGAGCTCCGAAGGCTCCCACGGTGAACCTGTTGCCGGGCATGGCTCGGTCGGTGACCTCGATCGGGCCCTCGATGGCCGCTTCCTTCTTGGCCTGCTGGAGCACGACGAACTGCTCACCCGTTAGGCCGTTGACGTCTGGTACCAGTATCTGCACGGTTCTCTCCTCATTGGTTGGTACATATGTATAGTACCCAGAGAGAACCCCGGGCCGCAACCCGGGGTTCTCACGAGTCAGTCTCGTTGCTTGAGTGAGACCATCCTGACCTTCTTCCCTGCTTCGTTTCTCACAACTGGTACGGCGAAACGCCCCATACGAGCCCCGGCATCGACGATCTCATCAGCCCGTCGAGTGTTGTCAATACGGCGGAGGAGGTGGCCCAGCACCGCGTCACGAGTCGCAGTCTTGTTGGGCTGGGCCGCCAAGAAGGCCTCGACCTGCGCGACATCCTTGCTGATGTCGGAGTCCGCAGCACAGGCGACGAACGCTTCGAAGGACTTCAGATGAACTTCTGCCAACTGAACTGCCTTCACCGCGTGGCGCATCTTGACCGTGTGCTGTTGCTCAGCGGCAGCGATCAGGGCAGCCATACGAAGGATCGACAGGCCCAGACGCTCAACGCAAGGAACCAGGTACTCGCTGTACAGCGGGTGCTGGTCCGCGAGAACTGCGCACATGTTCCCTGCGTCCCGGATACGATCCAGGGCCTTCTCCTCGAAGGCGATGAGAGCACGCGCATCCTCTCCCTCCACCGTAAAGGGCTCCAGGGCTTCGCGCTCCTGACGCCAGTGGTGCTTGGCAAGCGTCAGAAGACGGAGGTTCAGGTTGAACATGTTGTCTTGTCGTTGGAGCGTCTCGTCGTCCGTATCCGACAGGATGGTGAAGTCGTCCATAATCCTCGCCGGGTCGAACTCCGTGGGCTCGGGCAGAACAGGCAGACACCTCGGGACGAACCCCGAAGCGATCTTCTCCACCTTCAAGTTCCCCGCAGCCTGGTCCAGAATCCCCATGCACAGGATCGACAGGGAGAAGGGTGTCTCCCTGCGGTACTCGTGGCCCTTCTGCTTCCGAGCTATTGATGGGATGTAGCCATCGTAGGCCTTCGTGAGGAACCCGATCTCGCCGTCCATGTACGATCCGGAGCGCATGGCGCGAGCGAACATGTCCTGCACCTCATCCAGGATCACAAGGATCGATTCCCCGGGCCGCTCCCCGCAGTGCTGAGCCATGGCCTCGGGTGTGTGATCCTCGGGGCCGATGAGGTCCAGGCTGAACTCCGTCCCAACACGACGAAGGAAGTGCTTCACATAACTAGCCGTGGTTGACTTCTTGTCCCGTGTCGTTCGTCCCAGAAGGAGCGTGTAGAGGTTGCAACTCAACCGGCCGAACGACGTGCGAACGCGAATGTCGGATCCGAGGACTGCGGAGAGGATCGACATGGCTGCTGCGTAGTTGAACTGCTTCGACGTGCGCGACGACATGTCGTTCATGTACTGGGCCAACGAGTCCACCACAGTGTCCTGCGGAACATTATCGAACTTCTCGTTGATCAGGTGGACGTCGCCCCAGAACAGTCCGTTGCGCTCGTCCTGCAATCGAGGGACGCGGATCAGCTCCCCGTTGATCGCCTCAACGGCAATCGCGTCAGCGAGGTCGGCTTGGATCTCTTGGTCGTCCTCCCATCTCGCCTTGTCGCGCTGAATCTGAATCCACAGGTCACTGTCCGGACGGCCGTCACGTTTATACTTGTTGCAGCCAGCATCCTGAACAACGGTAAAGACATCAGCAAGCTCGACACCGGCCTCGAACAGGGAGCATTCCAAGGAGTACATAAGAGCCGACCAGTCGTCTGACGGCAGAGGATCATCTGCATACAGCGCCGCGATCTTGTTGTCCTTGAGGCGATTAATGATTGCCATGGCCCCGTCCTGATCGGCCTCGGGCATCTCCATGATGAGATCGACCTTCGGCGTTGAGGCTGGGGAGTACGCCGCGGTGAACTCCCTGACCGAGTAGGACTCCCTGTCGTTGAACTCGACGGAGACCTGGGTCGGGAGCCCGTACTTGGGCTTCGTGTTCATGGTCCCAGGCACGCGGAGCTTCTTCGCCAGCGGCCATCCGCGGTCCACACCTGTGTCAGCATGCGTCTGGTAGACTCCGCGGTTGAGCTGCTCGATGTCGAGGTTCCCCTGTGAGCGGTAATCCGACAGGCGCCAGTAGGCGTGGTAGTGCTCGGGGCTCGACTTCACGAGCACCGTGGGCTCCAGGAACAGATCATCCGGGTGAAGACCATCTAAGTCAGCATAGACGCAAGCCAACTGCTTCACGTTCTTCTTCGTCGCATGACGCGCGGACGACAGGGTGGAGGGCTTGTGGAAGAGCATGGGCGACCAGTAGACATCCTTATCAGACATCTTCTCGACGACCTCGCACATCTTCTCGGCCTCGGTCGGCCAGTGGTACCACTGACAACGAGACAGGCCGCCGCCAGGGCCAAAACTCATGATGGGTACCCACCCTTCATCATCGGGGAGAATGTGCTCGAAGAACTGTCGTAACTGATTCATGTGTACCTCGATTCAGTGAAACGGCTCGCTGCTACCAACAACGCTAGCAGCCCTCGACGGTTTTGTCGAGGGCTGCTAGCGTATCAGGTGATCGTCACACGAGCGTGATCTTCGCCGAGGAGGTCTTCTTCGGGTCGAAGGTCAGGCGCTTCACCGAGTTCGAGGGGCTCCAGGTGTCCTGGATCGGGTTCCCACTCTCGTCGGTGATGGGGTCGCCGTTCTCGTCCGTCTTGTAGACGGGCTGGCCGTTCTGGTCGAAGCGCTTACGGCCCTCGTCCACGGTGATGTCGAGCACAGCACCAACGCCCTCAAGGCCCTCCTCGACAGCCTGCACAGTGCTGTCGATCTGCGCGGGGGAGAGCTTGGCCTTGAGCTCGGCCGGGTTGCTCGGCCACTGACCAGCAGCACCGAAGTACTTGGGCAGGTTGAAGTGAATCTGCTCCTTGCCGGTGCGCTTGCTCTTGATGGTGAAGACGGTGCGATCGAGCACGGTCTTGCCCGCCTCGGTGTCGTCCCCGTCAACAGTCCATTCGACAACGAGCATCGGCTTCCCGCTGGACTTGGACTCGGTGACCTCGACGCTGGAGACGTAAGCGTGGTGCTTGCCGGGCTTGATGAGCTCGAAGGCACCACCCTCGCGGGCGACGTCCATGTCGGAGAGGTTGATAGACAGCATGCTGGTTCTCTTTCTGTTGTTGTCGGTCAGTTCGTCTTGTTCAGAGCTTGCTTGATGAAGCCGTAGAACTTCGACATGGTCGGGTTCCCGATGGCCTCGGGGAACCCGGTGATGCGCTGCTTGGTCAAGGTGGACTTCTCCTGCGTGAACAGCGCAGGCACGAGCACATCATTCCCCTTCTCGTCCTGTGTGTCAACCCAAGACATGTAGCCAACGAAGTCGAACAGCGATGGGAGCTTGCGGATGGACTTCTTGCCTTCGAACGAGGGGCTCACGAGTGTGGCGCCGGTGACCTCGTTGGTCTCCCGCTCCGCATGCGTGATCGCGATGAGCGACACGCCCTTAGCGTCCGACAGGGCCTTGATGATAGAGCGCGGTGCCTCGTAGGCAGCGGCCCAAGCGGCGAAAGTGTCCTTCGGGTTGATAGTCTGGAAGTGGTTGACCACGAGCTCCTGAAGCTGATCGAGCGTGTCGATCACCACAGTCTTGAACGGGAACTCGCCCTTGTCGATCGAGGGCTTGATCACGTTCTCGAAGAGCTTGACGCAGTCGTTCCACGAGTCGCAGTGGACGATGGTTGTCTTGTCAAGATCGCCCCACTGGCCCAGCGGCATGGTGCCGTTCTCGAAGTCAATGTACAGCACGGGTGCCAGGTCCTCGCACTTCGAGGCCGTAGCAGCGAGCGAACTCTTCCCCGTACCAGCCAGGCCGAACAGGAGCAGCGAGAACGTGGAGAGGTCCTCGGGCTGCACCTCCCTCAGCCCCGACTTCTTGAACAGGTCATTGAATGTTGACATCAGTTTTCAGCTCCCAAAGATGATGGTCCCAAGGACCAGAGTGACTACCCCGGCGAAGATGATGGTCCCAAGGACCAGAGTGACTACCCCGGCGAAGATGATGCTTCCGATGACGATGCCCTCACCGATCATGAGGAGCCAGTCGTCTTTGTCGGGACGTCGGCGGTTCTGTCGTGCGTGACGCATCTCAGCCTTTCATGTAGTGGATCGGTCGGTACTTACTACAGTAGAAGCATTCGGGCGCACTGTCAAGAGTTGTAATCAGATCGTCACTCTCCTCGGCTCTCTTGTAGATCAAGCCCGCGCGCCCCAGAGCGTAGATGGCGAGGTCCCTGTCGTAGAGCATCGACAGGGCGGTGAACTCGGACTCGACCACATGAATCGTGGCGTCCCGGGGCAGGAGCAGCAATGTGACAGTGCCCACTTCGTAGCCCTGGTCTTCCATACCCTTCCCGTACAGGCATAGCTGGACATAGTACTGAAGGAACTGCGCGGCTCCGTAGTCTTCGACGATGGAGTCGAAACCGTCCCGCGTGGCCTTTTGGTACAACCGCTGAAACACACCCCGCTTCTTCAAGGAAACGAGCTTCCAGTCCATCACCTCCGCCCCCTCGATGTCGAACCGGTCGAGCGTCCCCTCGATCGGGCCGTAGCCCCCGACATCACCGACATGGACCGGCTGCTCCACGAGGACTTCGGCCTCCCGCTCCATGTCGCAACTGCGCTTCTCGCACAGCAGGTGGAACGCCGTCCCGAGCAGCGGGGCGATGGGCGTCTTCTCGTTCTCACCGGGGCGCTTGATGCCCATTAAATCCTCACCAAGACAAAGATCACAGCATTTGCCGAGACCCGAAGGCCCGACACGGCGCTGCTTGTCCCGCGCAGATCGGGCGGTCAGGAGACGGCGAGCACGGTCAATGGCTGCGGTAGAAGTCAAGAGCCTCAGCCTCCTCGATCGCGATCTGGGCTTCCTTGATGAGCTGGCTCATCACAGGATCGTCGGAAATCGTCTCAGCCAAGTCCTCTACAAACTCCAGTCGAGGGTCCCCGATATGGACACGTTCGGTGACCAGGTAGGGCCCCCGGATCGCAGCATCGAGTGCGTTCGGTAGCGATTTGAAGGACCATGCGACTTCGTTGATCTTGTCGAACCAGACGTCGTATCGTTTCATAGGAAATCCTTCCTGTATGTACTCTCACCCTACGAGGTTTCAGCTCCCGTGTCAAGGGAGGAAATCACCCCGCGAGGCCGAAGTTTTTCGCGGGATTTGGGCTCCCAACTCGGCTGGGCTTTTCAACGACAGGGAAGCAGAACCGCCCGGCCCCGAAGGACCGAGCGGTTCCGGCTCCTGCAAGCGTGAGATTCAATTCACACTGAAGAGCTGGTCGGTGGGATGCTTCACTTCCATCAGAACCTCACCCTTCCAGGCCTCGATCTCGGACATGTCAGTCAGGCGGACGATGGACTTCTTCTTGACATCGTTGATGTGAATTCTCACGAGGAACACGCGGAAGTCATCCGAGTAGTCCTCGCCTCGCTTGACCGCATGGCCCAACGTCGGCGAGAAGAACAGCCAGGGGTTCTTGGGGTTCCGATTCGTTTCCGGGATCATCACCATGGTCCCGGGCTCCCAGTGAGTGCGCTTGTTGTAGAGCCCTCCGGAGTTCCCGTCAGCGTCCGCCGTCTTGTACACGAGGAACTCTTCCTGGAACAAGTCTGCCGAGGTGGCGTTTCTGATGAGGGCCTCGCGAGTGGCGTGGAAGATAGAAGCCTCGTCATCCTCAGTCCCGATGCAGTGGAACCGCCCCTCTCCGGAAACTTTCACGGTACTCTCGTGGACAACCGAGGCAAGCTCCGATAGCGACTTGATCTGCGCGTCCGAGTAGGCGGTCACGTACGAGGAATCCATGAGCACTCCAACAGAGCCTTGGTGGATCTTTCCTGTCGCTCGGTCGAACAGAGCCACTTTCGAGTGCTTCGCCACTTGCACTTTCGATCTGTTGTAAGCAAGGACTTCGTCGCAGTACCACACCTCAGCGAGCGCACTATCGAATAGCTCGACATTCCCGCAGTGCCAAGCCTCCAACATCGTATTCGACACTGCTTTAACCTGAGTACAATTCTCAACTCGGGCAACGATGTAACAGTTAGTATTGAGATAGACATCCGACACGCCCTCGACGTTCACGAAGAGATCCCCATAGATGCAAAGATGCCCGCCCCAGCTCGAAATATCTGCCCTCGCGCTCCCGGAACCATCGAGAATAATCTCCTCGACATGATCGGGGATGTCCGAGCCATCAATACTGATATATTCACCCGGACCCACCCCCAATTTTTTGATCTTCGCATTCCCGAAATGCTTCAGCTTTTCTGGGATTTCGACCAAGTCATTCTTCCTCGAAGCCATGAAAATGTTACCTTTCTGCAATGTTCGGAGCGGTTGTGGTGGCAACTTGATGCTGGTAGTGGGAGCCTAAAGACGGATCTCCATAGGGGACAATGGGCGGTGTGTCGAGTTCCAGAATCGACAACTGAGCAATGGGGCAACCCACTGGAAGCTCCAGCGGCTTCGACGCGAGATTGCAGAGCTCCAGCGTGATCGTGCCGTAGAAACCGGGGTCAATGAAGCCGGCCGTGATGTGCACAAGGAGTCCACGCCGTGCCCAGGATGATTTCCCTTCGACACGAGCAACAAGATGCGCGGGGATGCCGACCATTTCCGTCGTCCGGGCCAGTGCGAACTCCCCAGGCCTGAGGAGAACTGTGTCCGTGATCCGCTCATCGTGGCGCTCTGTGGGCAGACTGACGTCGCGGATGACATCGCGATGCAGGTGCATCTCAACGGACGCTGGCTGAATAGCACCAGCTGATAATGGCGAAATAGTGAGTACCCCGCTATCAAGGAGGCGCGTGATGGTGGTGGAAGAGAGCATGCTCATTGAGTGCCTTTCTGCCCCGGCCGGATGACCGGGGCGCGGTTGGTTAGATTGTGCGATGAAGCTTGAGAGCTTCGGGTAACTCAGTCCTATAACTACCTCTCATCATCCCTATGGCTCGCATTGTCGATACGGACAGTACTTCATGCCCTGCCAGTGCTTTCAGTTCTCCTAGAGTCCAGACTGCGTTGCGATTAAGCCGTGCCTGTAGGGTTCCTGTCCTCCATCCGACAACGCGCGAGACCTCAGCCGCCCCGCCTCGGCGCTCGATCTCCTCTCTCACTAGCCGGGCTATGCGCTCGTCCTCCTCGGCCGCGGATTCGGATAGTGCTCGTTTCACTGCATCTCTGCCTCATGCTGCAAGATTTTCTCGTCGTCCTGCCCGATCACGTGCGCCTCGAATGCCTGGTGCTCGCGGGCATCCTGATCGGCCTCGTACTGAACGCGGGTCATGACGAAGGACTCGCCGCTTCCGTCGCCATCAACGGCCGGGTCCCAGACACACACATCCTCGCCGTCGGGGAGCGCCCCGTCGTCGGAGAGGCAGTGCGCGATATCCTGCACCCCGGTCGCACCAGTCTGCGAGTAGTGCACCGTGCTGAGCGCAATGCCGATGATCGCACCTACCAAAGCGGGAACTATGATGAAGGTCAGAATCTTGTGAGCAAGTGTCATTTTCAGTTCCTTTCAAAGGTTGGGTCAGGTTCAGTTCTGATTGAGCCAGGCGACTACTGACTCAATGTCCTCGGGATCGATGATATCGCGCTGAAGCTCTCTGGGCAAGTCGTCCTTGGTCTCGATCTCGATCATAACCGGGTAGCTCGGCTCGTCGTACCAGATCACGGTCATACCGGGGTCGCTGCACTGCCAGTACTCGATGTAGGTCGGCTCTGCATCAGTCGCCGGCGTGCACGCGACATTGAAAAGCTCCATGCCGGGCATCTGGTCTATGAAAATATCTTGCGCTTCTTCTAGGATCAGCATCTCTGGCCTCCTTTCGGCTCTGCTCTTCTGATGACCCCATACTGCCTCACATCATGTCGTCGTGCAACCCCCGCATTCGTGACCTCGGTCACTTATGAATCCTCAAGCTCAGTCCGACATGGGCGCTCTGTCGCCAACTGAAAACCTTTCAGGCTTATAACTACACACCTTGTACATTTCGCATGCCGGGATTCTGTAGCCTGCATTGTGTCAAAAGTGATGGGGACCACACATTTGAACTATTCATTCGGGCCTATGGTCCTAGGTACTGCGTCATATTTCAGTCTCCGAACAAATTCGCATGCCCACATGATGGGATTTCTCCTCACGGTGTAGCACTACAAAGCCCTGAAAACCTCCTATAAATCGGTAGTTCAACTCTCAACAACCGCAGAATTTCAACGAATTTGACAGGTGTGCTCCTCTATAGGCGTCCAACCGAACCCCCGAACCGAAAGGGAATCCCATGCACACCTCCGTCTCCTCCATCCTCGCCCGCCTCGACTCGGACGTGTACCTGGACCGCAGCGACGCGCTCCACGACATCGAGGCCAGCGCTCGTCACATCAAGGCCAGCGACCGAGCCGTCATCGTCGGCCGCCTCGTGGGTCTCCGTGAGCGAGCCATCGATGAGGCCATCAGCCGCGGCTGCCCCGACCGGGCGACCGCCGAGGAGCAGGACCTCAGCGTCCTGTGGATCGATGAAGTGATCGACTGCCTGTGCTGAGTACTCACCACTGAAACCTCCGCCGGAAACCCGGCGGAGGTTTTCTCATGCCCGCACGCAGAGAGCCACAGGCGGCCCTTAGGCAGCACAGAAAGACGCCCCCAGTACTAGGTACTGGGGGCGTCCTGAAAGGCCGTCAGATGAGCCCTGAGACCTTCAGATCAGCATATCGCTGATCGAGCCTAGGAATGACCGACTCGGTATCGACCGTCCCCGGGCACCGGAGTAGCCACCTCACCACGGTGCCGGTCTGCCCCGTGCGATGCAGTCGGCCCTGAGCCTGCACACACCGCACCACAGACGGATCAAGGCCGAGCCACGCTTCATGGCGACAAACCCGCTGCAACCCGTCAACGCCTTCGGCGACCGCGGGGATCACTGCGCACAGAACCTGCGGTCCATCCTTGTCGAGGAAGCTCGTCCATTCTCTCTTGTGCTCGCCGTCAACGCGCACGCACGAGTGGCCGGCCTTCTCAAGCTGCGCAACAAGCGATATTTGAAATTTCTTCGACGGAGAATAGACGACGACTTTCTCATCGCCGATGTCCTTCAGAATGTCCAACAGCGCCGCGATCTTGCCGCTCCGCGAGCCCGGATCAAAATACCATTCATCTTCGTCGCCCTGCACGGGGCGCACGCGCATCTGCCCGAGCGTCGCCTGCCTGAGCCTCATATCGCGCGTAACTGGAAGGCCGACGACGGCGGGGTGATCGCCCATCCACGCTACCGCCTCATCACGCAATTGCTCGTACTGCCTGCGCTGCTCTGCGGTCATCGCGCAATCCACGCGGCGAATATCCACAGGCGGGAGCTCGCCGGCGACGTCCTCAATCCGCATATCCTGCCACTCTCCTCGCACCTTGTGCCCTTTCGACAGAAGCCCGGGTCGTTTCTCAGCGCCGTACGTCACCGAGTACGGCCCGCCGAAATAACACGGCTCACTCGTGAAAAAACTGTTCGCGAACCGTGTAAATCCTGAATACTTCTTCGGCCACAAAAATTTCAACGCACCATAAATATTCACGGGCTGCCCGCCCGCCGGTGTAGCGCTGAGCGCCAGGCGGTGCCCAGCCTTTACCTTGCACAGCACCTGTGACGTCACGGTGCGAAAATTACAGGCCCTGTGAATCTCGTCACCGATGACCCAATCGAACTCAACGCCTCCGAGCACACGAGTCGAGGCTTTGCTCTTCACCTTTCCCGCACGTGAGTCATAGCCCTTCCTCTTCGACACCGAGGCCAGAAGCTCCCAGCCTATGAACGACACGCCCGTGAGACGCTCGCCGCTCATCAACCTCTCCAATGCTTCGCGTTCAGCTTTCCTCCGCTTGCTCAGCGTCCTGAACTCCATCTCGCCACCGGGCCAGACTTGGCCCACCGCACGACGCCAGCCGCTCTCCGTGCGCAGCGGCGCCACAACCAGAATCGACAGATCCCCGGGCTCAACCCCTTCCTGTTGCGCCGTCCTGTCGATAGTCCACAGCGACATCAATGTCTTGCCGCACCCCGTTCCCGCGCTCACCAGACCCGTGCCGCCCGCGCTCACAAGACCACGAACGGCACGTTCCTGAGCCTCGACCGGCTCAATGCTCATCACGCATCGACCGCCTTGACCCACGCGTACGCCTCGCCGGCCATCCTGCGGACGTCCTCCTCGTCATCGGGCAGGTACTCATCGAACGGCCGCCACTCGCTACCACGGACGCGATACTCCAACTCGATTCGCCCCTCTTCGTAGCCCACCCTCTCGTAGTACGCCCTACGGCTCGTACCATACGCGATCGATGAGTGCATGTACATGGTCATCTGGTCCATCGAGGTTCGCACAGCCCAGCTGTCTTCCGCCGTCTCCACAGCCACGGTCTCAACCCATGCATCAACCATCGAGTCCCTTGCGCACTCGGCCATCGCATCGATCACCGCATCCGCGTCATCCGAGGCGTCGCCGTTGAAGTAGTCCTCGTGTCCGGAGCTCACCACCGACCACATAAACGTCCCGTCCTCGTCGTAATAGCCTCGCAGCATCACACCGCCCCACGTGATCGTCCAGGAGTCGTGCACGTCCTGTGGACCATTCAGGGTGTAGAGCTCATCCCGCTCATCCAGCCACGCCACGACACCATCGCGAATCTCACTGTCGCGGTAGTACTGCCAGTCATCCGTCCTGCGCGCCGCCTCTCGCGCGACGTCCGACAAGTCGGCGCCGTCGTCCTGATCCTCCATCACGATCCCGTGGTACGACACGGTCACGGCCACCCAGTCGTCATCGCCGTCGCCGTACACATCGCGACACCATTCGACCTCGACGGGCCCCATGTGCAGCCAGCCATAGAAATCACCGTCGCTCCAGTCGCACGTGATCCCACCGAGCGCGTACGCCTCATCGGTCCATTCCAGTGCACGGCGAAGTTCCTCGACAGCTTCCGCGATCGTCTCCATGATCCTCTCCTCCTCCTCTTCTCGTGCGCGTCAGTTCTCGCCGGCGACAGCGCGGAGGTACTCCGCGGCCTCACGCACATCGGACTCGTCCATGATCCAGCCCTCACCGTCACGTCCGCAGCGCCACCAGGACCCGGCGAGCGCCTCCTCGCCGCTCTCACCCCGGTCATCGCCCAGCGCCAGGCTCATCGCCCTGAGCGACACGGACGTCCGACTCATCGTCACGGGCTCACCCTCACTGGTCAGGTAGTCGTAGACCGCTCGCGCACTGCGCTCGGCCGACCACTCGCCATCAAGCTCGACATGGAGGCCGTACCTACCGATCAGCGTCTCATTGTCCATGTAGGTGATCCTCGTGCCACTCGCCACGTCCATGATCCACGCCATGTCATCGGCATCGAGCCCGTCGTAGTAGTCGCTCAGCCAGTCCCCCAATACGACACGCGCCGTGCTCTCATCGTCCAGGACGATCGTCCCCGCGTCGCCGATCGTGTCGGTCACGACTCGGCCCGTCCACTGCGTCTTGCTGCTCATTCTCGGTTCCTCCTGTTGGTCCGGGCTCTGCGACAAGCCCTCCTGCTGTTGTCGATATCCACTCTAGCTACATCATGTCGTTCGGTCAACCCCCGCTCATGTGTTGTTCATCACGGTCCATGTCTCCCCGTCGGGCGTCTCATCGGGCAGCCTCCTCATCGAGCCCCCGAGCGTCTCGGTGACCGTCGTCGCCATCCTCAGCCACGACAGCATTTCCGACCACTGCAACGCGTACAGCTCATCGTCCTCCTCGCACTCCATCATCTCGACAACCGCTCGAACATCCTCGAGTTCAACCTCTCGTCCTCCGCGCAGTATCACCTCTCGTCCCCCTCTCCGTTCATCAGCAACTCGACAGCTCGCATGATCACGGGCCCGGGCACGCACGACAGGTCCCCGCCGGCCCTCTCCCGCACCCTCATCAGCGCCTCGTCCCTGGTCATCCTGTGCTCCTTCCTACGGCTACCGGGTAGGGGCCCCTCCCTTTCCGGTACCCCTATCCTCCTACATCATGTCGTCCCTGTCAAGCCCCTCTCCTGTGCTCCCGCTCACAAACCCTTAACCTGAACCACCGTTCAGGTTAAGACCTCTGACCTCTGTGCACTAGCCCATCGGGACTATGGTCCTATGTAGATCATCGATCTAGTGACGACACGGTCAAGGGCTGACTTGGGACCTTGGTCCTAAGACCTGGTTACTAAGTAGTTAGTAAGTAGTGAAACGGTGGTAACGACAGGGCGGATGTAGGTACATCCACCGGGGAGGGTACCCAGGAGTACGACAGGACCGGGATCGCAACGATTAGGTATCGAACAGATGTTTGAAAGGGAGACTCGACAGGGGTGGGAAAGGGGGCAATGTAGGTACGAAATCGCCAAATGTTACAGGTATGTAACGTCCCGATCCCTTCGTAATATAATATATATATATTTATATAGTATAAATATTATATACAGAATATAATGATAGTAGTATAAATTGTCGTATCCTGGTATACATACCTGTACCATACATTAATGTCATAGTAGTATAATATTCTATACTACTCTTATATATTCTGAGTACGATCTATACAAAAGAGAATATAGGGTTATTAGGGGGTTCTGCTTCGCCATCGCCCGTGTCGTTGCGTGATCGATCGATCGTTCGTTCGAACACGCAAGTAAAAACGGAAGAGATGAACACACATGAGTCGTCGCCCGTGTCGTGCTCTCATCGCCGGCCGTGCCGGGCCCCGCAGGCGGGTCCGCCTACCGCATACGGGTACCCCCGTCCTGTCGTCACCGGCTACCGTCCCGCCTCAGATGCCCCTGAGAGGCCCTGAGAGCCATTCTGAGACGATTTCAGCCCCTTGCCAGTACGAGACACTGGAGAGGGGCTCTGAGGCCCTCAGAATGGCTTACAGCGCATGAGGCCCCTGCATGAGGCACAGCACGATCGATTCGACACGGAGTGAGAGCCCCAGGAGCCCTCACGAGCCCTCACGGCCCTGTCGTCAGGACCACCCGGGGTTGCGATCTTAACAGCGATAACGAGACCGAAATCACACAGCGCGAGGCCGATTTCCGAGGCGAAGGAAATCGGTTGCTACCGAGTGCGGGGCCGGGGGAGGGGGTGCGACCCCGCAGACCCGCGCGGGGGAGGGGCACCCATAGGCCCCGCACCGATCTTTCCGTCGGATTTCAACGCTATGGTGTTGTCAACGAACCCTGTTCCGGCCCTTGCTACTCGGCCCTCCTTTCTATAAATAAGTAGAAGCCTGTCCCGCTCCGAGATCAACCCCACCCGCCTGTCGTAACGCGTTCGTAACATTTGGAGTGTGCTAGGCTTGTGCATTCGGGCTCAGGCACGACACCGCCCCTGTTGTTTCATGTTGAGCATGGCGACAGGGGCGGTGCTGGTTGGAGAATGATCAGAGCCGGTCCTGATCGGAGGCGATCGGAGGACGGTCCTCCTTGATGGCCCAGCCGTTGATCTCGCTGAGCAGACACGGGGAGAACTGCGAGGGATCCTCCAGGGCCCAGTCGTAGTTCTCGAGGCATCGGATCCAGTCGTCCTGGGCGATCCTCAGAACCCTGTCGGCCTCATCATCGGTCAGAGGACGGCGGTAGGCGACGACGTCCTTGCGGGGCGAGGGGTCGTCGCTGAGGCGCTCCATGACGGCGACGGCCCCCAGGATCGCGTCACGGGCCTCGGAGGGGAGACCGTCGAGGAGGTCGTAGTCGATGGTGACAATAGGATCGGAGACGAGCTGACTCGGCTTGAGGTCGTCGATGGTCCTCGGGTAGGACACGATTGTTTCCTTTCTTGGTGGCTGTGATTTGAGGCTTGAGGGGCTCAGACGAGACGGATGGCTTGGAGGACGCGGTCCCGATCGACGGTCGCCCGAAGGGATGAGGATCGGTGGTCGTCGCCATGGACGTGCTCCATGAGGAGGTCCAGCTTGGTCGGGCTGGTGGATTTCCCGATCGACAGGACGCGCCAGGAGGAGTTGCCGTAGAGGACGACATCTCCCGCGATCAGGCGCTCGGATCGAATTCGGATCATGGCCGGTTCCTTTCTGTTGAGGGTTCAGGCGAAGCGAAGAACATGGAGCTGCTGGTTCCCGGGGACTTCACGAAGCATTGTGTAGCCTATGTACTCCTTCTCCGGGGAAGTGAGTTCGACATCGAATTCGAACTCGCGGGACTCGGAATCGTTGATGGACACGATCTGGTGGATTGTGTCGCGGTACTGAATGACGTCGCCGGGGATCAGCCTGTCGGCTCGGATGAGTATGTTAGTTCCTCTCAGTTCGAAGTGGGTGTGTTAAGAGTAGATCCGACACGGGCCCGATGTCAAGGGCCCGTGTTGGTCTTGTTATACGGCGACGGGGGCCTTGATGACGGGGCCGTGGACGTAACCCTCGGAGGCGTCGATGTCAGACATGCGGTAGTCGTTGATGGAGGCCGCTTTCCGAAGGCGAAGACGGGGGAAGGGATGAAGCTGCTGAGCCAGTTGCCGCGCCACGCTTTTAACATGATTGTCGTAGATGTGGCAGTCGCCCCCGGTCCAGATGAGCTCACCGACCTCCAGATCGGCCTGCTGGGCGAGCATGTGGGTGAGCAGGGCGTAGGAGGCGATATTGAAGGGCACGCCCAGGAACAGGTCGGCGCTGCGCTGATAGACCTGAAGAGATAGACGCCCCCCTTCACCGACGTAGCACTGGAAGAAGGCGTGGCAGGGGGCCAGGGCCATATCGTCCAGGTCGCCGACGTTCCAGGCGGACACGAGGTGTCGGCGGGACTGCGGGTCCTCCTTCAAACCGCGGATCAACTCGGCGATCTGGTCATGGGCCATACCATCCCTGTCGATCCAGGATCGCCATTGCGCCCCATAGAGGGGCCCGACGCAGTCGTTGTCGTCGGCCCATTCGTCCCAGATGTGAACGTCCAGCATGCGGAGCCAGTTGAAGTGCTGCTCCCCGCGGAGGAACCAGAGGAGTTCGGCCTTGACGGGCTTCATGGGGACGTACTTGGTGGTGATCCGGGGGAAGCCGCGAGAAAGGTCGTAGCGGAGTTGTCGGCCGAAGATGGAGCGGGTGCCGACACCGGTGCGGTCGTGGCGGGGCTCGCCGTGGAGGAGGACGTCTTCGAGGAGGACCTCGTACTGAAAGTCAAGCACGGTGCACCTCCCTGCTGAGGACGTCGAAGGGCCCGACTACGAGGGTGCCGGGTCGTGCGGACTCGTCGAGGTAGTCGATCCGGGTCTGGACCATGCCGACGGGCATGGTGAGCGCGACGCGTAAGATCTGATCATCGATGAGGAGCCGGTCGTTCGGCTCGACTTGGCTGGGGAATACGAGCTCGGTGCGCATCAGAACGGCTCTCCTTGAATGTCGAGGATAATGACGGGGTCGAGGGCGGTGTAGGTGCTTAGCCGGGAGTGGCCCCCGTCGTGGAGATCGACGGTGCGGATGGCGTAGGGCTCGCTCTTGTGCGGGTTGTAGTCGATCTGGGTGATGAGTCGACTCTCCTTGTTCTTGAAGCGGATGATGTCGCCCGACTTCAGGAGCCGGGCGGCTATCGGCTCGACCGTGTAGATCATGTTGGTTCCCCTCAGTAGTAGATGCGGATGACTTCGTCGATCCAGCGGAAGAATTGCCAGGAGCGTTCGGTTGAGTTCTCCTCCTTGAAGTTGAGGCAGAACCCGACCTCGTTGCCCATGGGGACCAGGTTCTTGTTGAGAACCTCGAACTCCTTGTCATCGAGGCGGATGCGGTCCCCTGTGAGGATGTACCAAACGGGTACGGTCTCTTCCATGGCGGTTCCTTCGGTTGGTGCTACCAGCATAGGACGAGCTCGGGCACGCGTCAAGACCCGGACCGGTTACGCTTGGATCACGACGACGGAAGGAGGTCGTATGGGCAACGTGGCGCACTACGCAGCCGCCTGCGCGCGCTATTACGCGATGGCGGACGTGGGGTACAGCCAGCCCGACAGGTGGACGTTCTACGACAGGAGCGACTGGGACGGCTGGTTGGTCAGGTCCCCGGCGAACACGGACTGCTCGGCGCTGGTGTCGGGGTGCTACAACATCGCGGCGCACCATGAGTGGGGCGAGCCGTTCACGGCGGGGTACTTCCCCCGGGACACCTGGACCGGGAACATCCGGGAGTACGCCCTGGAGCGGAACTTCGCTGATATCAGCGACTCGTGGACGGGGAATGTGCCTGACGGGGGCTGGTACGCGGGCGATATCGTGCTGTCGGAGGGCGCTAGTGGTGGTCGGGGCCATGTGGCGATGATCATCAACGGCGGTTCCGGGCCCGACAGTGACGGGGCGCTGCTGGCTGAGGCGTGGATCGCTGAGGACGGCAGCATCGACGGCTGGGAAGGCGACCAGACGGGTGACGAGGTTCGCATTATCGCGTACAACGACCACCCGTACACCCAGCAGGCCGCGTGGACTCACGCACTGCGGCGCAGGGACAACCCGAGCCCGCTTACCGGCGGCACTGATGGCTCCACAGCAGCGCCCGCGCCGGCCCCGCAGGGTACGGGCGAGAGCGTTCAGGCCGCAGTGTTGAGGGCCGCGGACGACGTGGGGCTGCACTGGGCGGTGGCGCTGGGCCTGGCCGACCAGGAGAGCAACTGCGAGAACGTCTACGGACACGATGTCGGTGGGGCATGCTCGGGCTGGGGCGAGGTGACGAGGGAGAACTTCCTGAACCACTTCCTGCCCGCTGTGCTGGACTGGGGAACCAGTAATGGCGTTGGCCCGACACAGGTGACGTACAACGGTTACTTCATCAATGAGCCCGACAGGGCGTGGTGGGACCCGCACGAGTCGAGCGTTGTGGGTCTGTCGATCCTGAGGGACTACCTCGGGGGCGACTACAGCGCCGACAGCATCCGGAGGGCCGGCAGCCGGTACAACTGCGGCAATGAGAGTGATCAGTACTGGGGCTATGGCGAGAGCCTGCTCCAGCACGTCAACAGCTGGTGGTACTCCGAGCGCCCCAGCGGTGGTTCGACAATGGACGAAGTGGAGAGGATCATCATGGCCAACGGCGATGACATTGTGAACGCGATCAACGCGGTCCGCGGGGAGCTGCGGTACGGCAAGGCGAATGAGCGACAGGCTGGGGATGTGATCTGGGGCGTGGAGCAGAACCGGCTGCTCCTGACTCAGGCCGTCGCGGCGCAGAAGGAGACCAACGGGCTCATCAAGGAGCTCGTCGAGGCGATCAAGAAGGGGAAGTGAGATCGAGAATGCTTACCACGATTCAGAGGCCCGAGGTTCGCAAGGCCGCCTACGGTGTTGTCGCGGCGGTCATGACGCTGCTGACGGTGCTGGGTGTCGTCAGGGCGGATGATGCCGCGCAGTATCTGGATTCCATCACCCAGGTCGCCGGTGTCGCTCTGCTGCTGATCGCCCGGTACTTCGTTCCGGCTCCTGCTCCCAAGGACGAGACCGCCGCGGTGACGCAGGACGGCGAGCTGGAGCGCCCGACTGTGATCGATCCGGTTCGCTACGGCGCCGGGGACGGCCCCGAGAAGGCGTGATATACTAGCGCTCTTCCTTTTGGGAGTGTGTTGGGTCGGAGGAAGCCCCCGAGGTCTTTGAGGACTTCGGGGGCTTCTTCTTGTCACTTGGCGGAGTGACGACCTCGAATCTTGGAGGGGTTGTAGCCGCTCCAGATGTTGCCGTGGTCGTCTACGACGACAGGGGCGGAGGTGTAGCCGGCCTGAACGGCCTTGTCGAGGATGTCAGGGTTGTCGGCGAGGGTGCGCTCGACGTAGGGGACGCCCATCTTGTCGGCGTACATCTTGGTCATGCGGCACTGCTGGCAGTTGGGCTGGGTGTAGATGGTAATCATCGGTTCTCCTTACGTTCGGTGCAGTGGAGGATGAAGACGACAACGCCTGCGACGAGAATGTACACGGCATTGTCGCGGGAGGGTTCATATGCGAGATCGAGCAGGGCGAAGAACAGAATGAGCGTGAAGGACATCAGGTAGAGGGCGCTTCGAACCAGAGCGATGATCCGCTCTCGGTCCCACTCTTCAGACCCCGTGTCGGGGAAGGATCGAATGAAGACGAGCATCAGGCCTCCTCCGTGAAGTCAAGCCTGTAGTGCTTGGAGATGCGGGCCTTACTGACGACGCGGTACTCGAAGCCATCTCCCGTGTCGGTGAGCCCAATGAGGTTCCCGTAGTGGGCGATATCACCCGAATCCAGGGCAAGGTCACCATCGGGGTAGAGATTACCCTGTGCCCACGCAGCGATGACCTCACGGGCTGAGAAGACGTAGAGACTAACGGCCATGAGCTCGTCATCTTCGCTCCCGCAGGGCTCGACGGGGAACACGGGGTGGGTGACGTTCTTGAACAGGTAACCGGGGTTGCGGAGGACTTCAATGCGGGTGAGGGGTCCGTCGCTGAGGTAGGGCTTGATGAGCATGCTGGCGACGTGCTCACCATCAACGGTGAGACGCTGCTCACTCACGACATAGAGGACGTTCGTGTAGACGATGAGGTCACCGATCCATAACTCGTCAGCGGTCTTGAGAACAGATTTCATAACAGTCCTTTTCGGTTGACTGGACAGCCTCAGTATAGCCAGAACGGATGAGTTGGGACGATAGACTGCGAGTGAGTAATACCATCTTGACTTCAGGAGTCTGCGATGCTAGGCACTGAGCCGCCCCAGGCGCCCTATGCGAGGGTTGTGGGGCAGATTCTCACGCCGGACGACATGCGCCCGGCCGGCGACGTCACGGTCGTCTTCACGTACGGGCCCTATGTCGTCTCCTATGGCACGGCCTACATCGAGCGCAGGGTCGAGGTGAGTGTCGATCCGTCGGGAGCGCTCTACGACCCCGCGACGGGTAAGAACTACATCGATCTGATCGCCCCTGGGGCGGGGGTGACGCCCGCGGGGCAGTGGTTGTGGCACATCGACGTCGTCGCGAGCGGGGACTACCTGCTTCAGGGCGACCTGGCACTGCGACAGGGCACGGTGGTGGACATCGCGAGCGTGCTGACGAACGGAGACGGCATGCTGGCCAACCCGTTCGCCCGCCAGAGGCCCGCTGTCGGCGGCGCGGGGGCCGGGAACCCGGCTCTGCCCGGCCCGACACCGCCCGCGGAGGGCTTGGAGGGGCTCACGGCGCGTGTCGAGAACCTCACGCAGGCCTTGAACGGGCTGAGGACCGAGATCGCGGACAACAAGAGGGCGATCGACGAGCTGAAGGCGCAGCCCCCGGGCGGCGGGGACGGCAACGAGGTCGAGATGATCGACAACGGCGACGGAACAGTGACGTACAAGGACAAGTCTGTGCCGCAGGGCACGCCGGAGGGCTGAGTTATGGCGAAGCAGTTCGTGGGGAAGGCCACAAGTTACACAGTTGATGGCGCGGAGGCGCGTTTCATCGATAACGACGAGCAGATACAAGCGCTCAACATGCTGCGGAACGAGGTGCCCGGTCTTGCGGATGCAAGAATCGAGGCCCGTATCGAGGCGTACAAGCAGGAGGTCAACGCCAAATACGCCCTCAAGAGCGCTCTGGACGGCCTTCTGAAGGCTGTTGATGCTGCTGCTACCTACGCCCCCAAGAGCGCGCTGGAAGGGCTCCTGAAAGCCGCTGACGCCGCCGCCACGTATGCCTCGAAGGGCGAGCTCCAGGCCGCCAAGGATGCGCTCGACAGGGGCCTGAGGGAGAACTCGGACGCCGACTCCCGGCGCTGGAGCGTCATCAGCGGCAACAAGATCAACGTCGAGAAGCTCCAGGCCTCGATGACCGCTGTCGAGACCCGGGTGAAGGCCCTTGAGGACGCCCCTGGCGGCGCCGGAGGAGGTCTGAAGGTCGGGGACACGGGCTGGAAAGACATCGAGACGGGTCAGGTCGGTGCGGGGCAGTACCAGTACCGTGTCGTCGGAGCCACGATGTTCCTCCGGAAGGCAGGCGACGAGTGGCGAGCGCTGCCGAAGCCGACGAAGACCGTGACGCACGTCGCGACGCTGCCGCAGACCTATGGGAAGCTGGAGCGCGCCAGCACGCTGGTCGTCAAGAAGGGCGATCCGGCACTGGGCAAGCAGGACGAGTGGACCTCAGATGGCTCGATGATTGAGATATGGCCGAACTGGACCATGAAGTACACCTGTATGGACCTTCAGGGCACCTACGCCATGGATGTGCTGGCGACCACGGTCGAGAAGCCGTTGCTCGCCCCTGCTCAGCCCGGGGGCGGTGTGACCGAGGAGGCGCTCAACCAGAAGCTCAACGATCTGAAGACCTCTCTTGAGTCGCAGATCAGAACGGTCCAGTCCGAGGCCGCCAATGCTAAGGCTCAGATAAGTGCTGCGAGTGCTAAGGTCGAGGTGCACGAGACGAGGATCACCGCTCTGGAGAACAAGCCCGCGGGCGGCGGCACGCCCCTGCTCGTGCTCGGTCCGACAGAAGCGGTCCCCGCCGGTACCAAGCCCGGCACGGTCATCGTCCGGAGGAGCAACTGATGGCAGCCCCGACGTGGGTCAAGCAGGTCGAGGTGACTGGCGGCAACGCGAGGCAGCCCGCCCCGGTGTCGTTGCTCACCTCGGGAGAGAAGGGCGTCGCGCACGACGACTGGGTCGTGGTCATCCAGGGTGGCCAGTTCGGCAGCCAGGGCGTCCCCGCGTTCATCACCGCACCTAACTCGGGCTGGCACGGCAACCAGGCCACGGGAGTCGCCAGCCGCAGCCTGGGCGTGTGGGCTAAGAAGGTCGATGATGTCGAGGAATTCTCGCAGCCTCTCGCTGTCGGGGACCCCCGCTCCTCTTACACCGGCCGTCAGCTCGCCACCGTTCTGGTGCTCGATGGCAAGACAGTGAAGTACTTCAACCTCTCCGACGGTGTCACGGTCAACACGCTGAACAGCAACCAGATCAAGACGGCGGTCGCGAAGGCGAACAAGCCGCATCTACTCGTGTCGTTGCAGCACTACACCTCAGGCGACCACGCCAGGCAGTTCGAGGGCGCTATTCAGACGATCGACGACGGGCAGAAGACGGTTCAACCCGCACCGAACTCGTCGAGCTCGATCCTGGTGGGCTGGGCTGACAAGGACTACGCCTTCACCGATGCCTCGATCCAGACATGCGTTGCGGTCTGGCCCTTCACGGCCGAGGGACTGGATCCCCTTCCCCCGACCGCGGAGAAGCACGAGAACTGGTACGTCATCGGTGCTGATGACACGATACGGGACCACTACGCGGCGCTCACGGTGGTCGGTGACGACGGTCAGGAGAAGGGCACCATGTCGATGGCGGCCATGCCTAGGGGTCTCGCGACCTGGCAGGAGCTCATCGACAGGGACAGGAGTGCCCAGAACGGCGGGGCGAACACGGACGGATTCTTCGTGGCCCACAGGGGCGGCAGTCGGTCGTGGGTGGAGCACACCGAGAACGCGTACACACAGTCTGTGTCGTTCGGTGTAGACGCTCTGGAGTTCTCCTGCAACGAGTCGAAGGACGGTGTGTGGTTTGGCTTGCACAACCGGACCTTTGAGTCGCTGGGCGGTCCTGCGACCGATCCGCACACCATGACGTGGGAGGAGATCAAGGCTGCTGTGCCGGTGGACAAGCTCCCGGCGCGTTTGGATTGGCTGCTCGACAAGTACGGGCAGACCCACTGCCTGGTCATCGACCCGAAGTATCGGGCGGGTGAATGGAAGCGGCTCCTGAAGTACATCACCGACAGGAACGTGACTCCTGCGCAGATCGTTATTAAGTACTACGGCGACTCCAACTGGCTGTTCGAGCAGGCGAAGGCCGAGGGTTGCGGGGCCTGGGGCTACGCCTACACAGCGAACACCACTGAGTCCTGGTACGAGACCTTCAAGAGCTCGACAGGGCCGTTGGACTTCCTGTCGATGCAGTGGGACGCGCCGGTGAACGTGGTGAACGACCTACGAGCCTCGAACAAGCCCTTGGTCGCCCACGTCCTCGATGACCAGACCCAGTACGCCAGAGTTGCCCAGAAGGGCATGCGCTCCGCGATCGTGGCTGGTGTCAAGGGCGTTCTTCAGCGCCAGTGCTGATCACCAGAGGCTGACGACGAGCTCACTCTTAGCGGGGTTCCTAGGTTGGGGCTGCGTGTCCCAGGTCTGGGAGCCCCAGTACGTCTCATCCCCCGGATAGAGGTCTTCGAGCATCGAGCCACTGACGTTGACTCGTTTGAAGCCGTTCTCGGGATTCATGATCGACACGGGCAGGTCGCCCTCGTGCAGGCGCACCTCTTCGAGCTCTGCGATGACATCGGAACAAGTCAGTACAAGGTCAGCACAATGACCCGTCTGGATGTTGTCGGGCTCGACATCGAAGACCTTTCCCCGCTCGATGTCACTGAGGTCCATCTCCTTGACCGTGATGCGCGGCTCTATAGGCTCGACGCAGTACGAGCGATCGCAGTCCTCGTCGCACTTGCAGGCGCAGGCCTCGCTCTTCGGGGCGACAGGAGCGGGGGAAGGAACATCTTTAGTGGTGATGATCCGGGCGTTCTCGGCCTTCTTGACGGGCTTCTGGACCTCGACACGGACAGGGTCGAGGTGGAGCCGGGAAATGGCCTCAATGAGCCTGTTGAGGGCCTTCTCGTACGACGACAGGGCGAACTCCGTGAACGACAGGGGCTTGGTTTTGATGACGCGGACCTTCCGGGAGCGCCTGACGACCTTGAAGGGGCTGACCCTCAGGTCCATCCTCTTGCCGCCCGCGGTCTCGATGGCGGCGGTCCGGTCGAGGTTCATGTGGAAGAATGTGTGTTTGCGCTGGCCGAAGTAGAACTTGTCGCCCCTGCGGAGCTCGCATATCATGACACGCTCGATCTCCTCGGTGAACTCCTCATCGTCATCATCATCGATGAACTCGACAACGTTGAGGTACGAGTCCTCCGACATGGCGATGACGAAGGGCTTGTAGGTGGGGGTCATAACCCAGAACTGGATGATGTCGAGGCTCTCGCACGAGTACCGGGGGTCCGACATAACCCGGCAGTCGCCGAGCCCCTTGATCTCGATGTAGTCTCGCTTCACGACGCCCCAGCAGTGGACGGGGCGGACCTTGCGCGCCATTTGGTGGTTCCTCTTGGTTCGATGGTGGTGATGCTTGGCGTCGGTCGGGTGATGGCGACATCCGGTTGACCGACAGATGCAACCCTAGCACGGCTCTCCGACAGGTGCGACGTGTTGCGAGTCACGTGCGCTTACACGCGTGTGCACACGTACGCGCTCGCGCGTGAAACCCTAAATTCGCTTTTATATACTCCGCATAGAAAAATATGAACTCCGTACAGTATTCTATACTCACAGCATAGAACTTTACGTAAAAATGTATATTAGTCTCTCTAAATATTATATACTAAATATATACTATATACATTATTATATTATATATTACGAAGAGAGTTAGAGAATAATGTAGGTACGTACCTACATTTGTTTCTATGACCTCGACTTCTTCCCGTCGTTCCAACCAAAACCCCCTGTCGAGTTCTTCCCTGGCCAACCGATCGGTTGAATACAACGAGTGCTACAAAAACGGGATTTCCAGGCCCTAAGTCCTAAAATTTCAGTTTTTGACCCTTGAGCCTTGAAAATGAACAAAGGTAAATTTCTATAAGTCAAGTTTTCTTGACCTTCGCACCATGCATTCAACCAAGTGGTCAGTATATGTCCTAGGTTGTGTGCAAGAGCACAGAAATCTCTTGGCCCTGTCGGGCCGCATGTGGTACAGTTCTATCTGCGACATCCGGGCAACCGGACCAGAACCATCACAACCTCGGAGAGAAACCGACATGCCATTCGTAGCCGGGAAGGATCAGCGGGCCGAGCGCGCGCGGTACAGGGAGGACGAGCTCGTTGTCGAACGGGCCAAGTACGCCGCGGAGCTCCTCAGGAAGCGCATCAGGCGCGAGGGAGTCATCCAGGCCCAGTACCCGCAGGTCTTCGGGTTCAAGGCCCAGCAGACGATCCATAACCACTTTCGTTCCGGGAAGGTCACGCTGATCGATCTCATCCGCATCGTCAGCACTCCGGGGTTCGACATCAGTATCGATGACGTGCTCCGAACGGCCATCAGCATCATCCAGAGCCCTGCTGATGTCGAGCCCGATGAGGACGGGAAGCCCGTCCCCAGACCGCGGAGGCGCCGGAAGCCGAAGAAGGACCAGGAGGCCAAGCTCACGACAGAGAAGGCTCCTGCGAGGCCGGCGCTGAAGGGCACCGAGATCGATGAGGAGCTCTTCCTGTCGAAGGACTACAGCCGGTTCACCAACCTCTTCAAGCAGGCCTCCGGCGAGGGGGACGACTGATGGCGCGCAACCTGGAGGACGATCTGAACGAGAAGATCGACAGGGCCATCCTGGAGGAGGCACAGAAGCCTCGCAGGGAGCGCATGTCGAACGTTGCGCTGGGCCGGATGTTCGACGTCCACGAGACCACCATCAGGAGGCACAAGCAGGCCCTCCAGAAGGCGCTCAGGCTCCCTGTCGAGCAGGACAGGGACGAGTTCTTCGACATCCCGGTCAACGCCATCACGCAGCGCAGGCGGACCATCAGGCTGGAGGACGGCTCGTACGAGCGCGTCACCTACAACCCCGCTGTCGCTGTCGCAGAGGACGTCCGGGAGGCCTCCTACGAGGAGCTGGAGAAGGTTTTTGACCGGGCTGTGCTCTCGGTGGCACCCAAGGTTGAGGCAGACCGGCCCAAGACACTGGTCGTGTGCCTGTCGGACTTTCAGGTAGGCAAGTCGGATAGTCTCGGCGGGACGCAGGAGACCGTGAACCGCGTTATGTCCACCCTCAAGCGGATCACCGAGTGGATTCAGGCTGAGGGCTCCTACGAGGAGATCATCATCGCGGATGTCGGGGATGTCTGCGAGGGGTTCTGGAACGTCACCTCGCAGCAGCAGACCAACGACCTGTCGCTCACCGACCAGATTCGTGTCGCCCAGCGTTTGATGGCCGAGGCGGTCGCTATGCTGGCTCCGCTGTGCACCCGGATGACGTACGTGTCAATACCCTCGAACCACTGCGCCGTGCGGACGGGCAAGGGCAACGACAACCGGGCCAACTCACCGGATGACGACTTCGGGCTTCTGATCGCGGATACCATTCAGGCAATCATGTCAGGCCGAGAGCCATTTAGTCACGTGAACTTCGCCAAGCCCCAGAAGTGGGAGGAGGCCGTCACTGTTGAGACCGCCGACGGGACCGCTGTGGGCTTCACACACGGCCACCTGGCGGGCTCTCAGGCGAAGATTCCGTCGTGGTTCAGAGACCTCGCTTTCGGGCACCGTAGCGGCCTCCACGAGGCCTCGATCCTGGTTCACGGGCATTTCCACAACTTCGGCGTGTCGCTCGTAGGGGACAACAAGTTCATCATCGGCTGCCCGACCGCGGACAACGGCTCCTCGTGGTTCACGAACCGTACTGGCGACGCAACTGATCCGGCCCTACTGACTTTTGAGGTTCAGGACAAGAAGGCTAAGAGGTGGGAGCTCTGGTACGAGTGATCTTTGTTGTAGGTTTCCTCATGATCGTGGCATTCGTTATGATCGCTGACGAGTACGGGGATGATCAGTGATGTTGTGGGCTCTCTCAGTTCTCGCCGCGTGCGTCCTGTCGAGCGGGTTCGGATACTTCGTCGGGTCGGAGGTGAAGGGGCTGCGCGATGAGGCCATCTTTGCGGCGTTCCTCAAGGAGGTCTCCGACGAGTCCGAGCAGATGAAACTGCTTCTGGATTTGGACGACTGATGAAGGGTCGTTCGGTTCCGGCCCTCAGCGCCCTGTCGTACGCTTACGGCAGAGGGCTGGGGGCCGAGTCGGTCGAGGAGCTGTTGGGCTTCTGGGCCTGTTATGTTTTCGGTTCCCAGTGGCGAGTGATAGGAATTCTCAATGAAAAGAACCGCAGAAGAGCAGAAAGCTATTGATCTCCAGAGGAAGAGCCTGGTCATCCGGGCCCTGCTGAGAGGCAAGCCACGCAGCGAGGTGGCGGAGAGGTTCCAGCTCTCCGAGGCCGAGGTCTTCCGCATCGAGGAGGACTACTACTCCAGCCAGGAGTCGCTCTCCGAGCACGCCCAGCTCATGAAGCAGCTCACTCGCCTTGAGAAGCTTCTGGATGCGCTTTGGGATTCCGTCGTCGAGAATCCCCTGGCGACCAATCCGGACAACGTCAAGACGGCTCTGGCGGCCATCGAGGCGGTCAGCGATCTGGCGGGCCTCAAGAAGACGAAGGTCGAGGCGGAGATCAAACTGATTCAGCAGCAGCAGATACCGATCATCGTCGCCTTTGTTGAGTCCGTCCAGAACAACATGGAGCAGCATTTGTTCCCCCTCCTTACAAAACGGGGGCAGAAGCAGCTCGAAGCGCACCGGGAGGAGTGGCTCGCCGACGCCACCTCCAGCTCGGCGAGCATCTTGGAGGAGCCCAAGGCTGATATGACCATCTGAGTGTGAGCAACAACATACTCTGAGTGGTTAACGGGCCTCTAGGATGTGCTACTATTATCCATGCAGGCAGGGGGTTGCGACCCGCTTCGGCGGCCCCTGGAGCACTTAGCCTTTCGGCTCTCGTCCATCTGGTGTTTTCGGTTCCGCCAGATGGGCGATCCTGTTTTTATAGACTTGTCTCAAAGGAGGACCGATGGCGGAGAAGATAGACTTCCGGGCTGTCGCAGATCAGTTCGGCACGCGCTCCCATGAGCGTGCAATGCGGGAGGACCCGGTTCTCTGGGCCAAGGACCGGCTCGGCGATCATTTGTGGTCAAAGCAGCGTGAGGTCATGCAGTCCCTCAGGGACAACAAACGTACCCTCGTCGCTTCCTGCCATGCGAGTGGCAAAAGTCACACTGCTTCCCGCGCCATCGGGTGGTGGCTCGATGTTCATCCGCATGATCCTACGGAGACCCGTGTGATCACTACAGCGCCTTCATGGAACCAGGTGAAGAACGTCATGTGGGCCTATGTCGAGGATCTCCAGAGCAAAGCCAACATGCCGGGGCGTATCACCGGGAAGGCGGAGTGGACCTTCCCAGGCTTCAAGACGGCCACTGCGTTCGGTCGTAAGCCGGCTGACTATGACGAGTCAACTTTCCAGGGTTTCCACTCCACCTATGTCCTCGCCGTTGTCGATGAGGCCGGTGGCGTGGCGGAGAACATCTTCACCTCTGTTGAGACCATCACCACGAACAAGTATGCTCGCATCCTCGCCATCGCGAACCCGGATGACCCGAACTCGTACATGGCGAAGATCTGGCGAGACGAAGAGAAGCTCCCGCCTTCGGAAAGGAAGTGGAACCTCATCACCATCTCGGCCTTCGACACTCCCAACTTCACCGGTGAGGAGGTGCCCCAGAAGGCCAAGGACAACCTGCTCCAGAAGGAGTGGGTCGATGATGCTGAACGCCGGTGGGGCAAGGATGACCCTCGGTACGTGTCGAAGGTCCTCGCCAGGTTTCCCGACATCGGTGACGACGGATTGTTCAACCTCGGCCGGGTGCTCCAGTCAATGAACGAGTGGGGGGACACGGAGTGGAACACGACCGCACCGATCCACATCGGTGTTGATGTTGGTCTGTCCACAACTGGCGACTTCAGCGTGATCTCCACGTGTCAGGATGGTCATGTCGAGGTTGTTGAGCGAGTGAAGGGCTACGACGGGAACAGGCTCTCCCGGCTCATCGGGCAGCACGCCAAGCGTCTGAGGGCGGAGGGGCTCGACGTGGACATCCGCATTGACGCCGTGGGTGTCGGACGAGGTGTCCAAGCTGTCATTGACAACCACGTTCCAGAGGAGATTCCGGTCTACTGGATCGTCGGCAACGCAGCCTCGCCGGACAATCTGAAGTGGTACAACTTTCGTGCGGCGATGTACGACTCAGTCGCTCAGGCGATCAATATCGGGGAGTTGTCGATCCCGCCCGACGAGGCTGCTGGTGAGAAGACCGAGGGACTCTTCGACGAGTTCCGCTCGATTCTCTACGAGTACAGGGGGACCAAACTCCTGATTCGTGGGAAGGACGAGTTGAAGAGGAAGGGCGAGCCCTCACCCGACGTTTTGGATTCGATCTGCTATGCGGCGATGCCAGGCAATCTTCTAACAGATGGGACCGACTCTCTCATCGAGGCTGATACCCTAATGGAGAGTATGGATTCCGAGTACTCACCTATAGACGAGTGGGGTAATGAGGAGTGGACCTTCGCCCCAGCCTGAGGAGTTAAACTGTGAAATTTGGCACATTTCAGATTGGCGGGTCCACCCAGCGCGTCCAAGCCCGATTGACCGAGGCGTCCAAGGCGTACGCGGCAGTCACTCGCGGGGCCGTCGCATCCCTCAACCGGGAGGACGTCGGTTGGTCCCGCTGGGGCGATGAGGACGCCACCTCCGATGTGGTATCCCTCTTAGTCATCAAGGAGCACTCTCTGCGTGCTCGCAGGCTTGCGGCCTACAACCCGCTCGTCAAGCGCGGCATCGGCATCCGCAACGCATACATGTGGAGTGAGATTCCTCGCATTTCCGGGATTAAGACGCCCGAGACCGCGGCGCTCTACGACACCGTCCTCTCTCGCACGGCTCGTGCTCGGGACGAGGCGGCTTTTTGCACCGACGGCGTCGTGCTCTACACCGTTCGCCGGACCGACAAGCGAGTGGCCCCCGTGCCCCTGTCGCGCATCCGTGGCATCGCTAGGGCTCTCGACGCCACAGACGAGGCAGACATCTTCGCCTTCCTGATCGACCCCGTGCCCGTGTCGGACACCATCTCCGCGGAGGAGCAGGAGCGGCGCAAGCCCGAGTGGCATGTTGTCAATGGCAAGGACTGGGCCCCGGTCAAGGACGAGAAGGGTTACAGGACCGTCCACGAGGACCGTGTCGTCTACGAGATGGTCAACCGGCAGATTGGTGAGCAGTGGGGCAAGCCCGAACTCATGGGTGCCGTGTACTGGGCGCAGGCCTACAAGGAGTTCCTTGAAGCCTCGCATGTGATGACTAAGGCCCTGGCCCGAATTGCGTTCAAAGTCACATCCGCTACGGCCAAACAGCAGCAGGCCGTTATCCAGCAGATGTCGAACGCCCAGGGCATCGGCGGTCTCGCCTCGCTCGGTGCGGGCCAGGAGTTCACTGCCGTCTCCAAGGCCGGAGCGGGCATCGACTTCGGGGCCGGTACACCGCTTGCTTCCATGGTCGCCAGCGCGCTCGACGTGCCCTTGTCGGTCCTCCTCACAGATGGCTCGGCCGGCGGACGACAGGGTGCTGAAACGGCCCTGGAGGACCCCACCTTCAAGGCCTTCGAGTTCCGCAGGCAGATTCACAAGAGCCTCATCCAGAAAATCTTTCTGGCTCTCGGTCGGCGGGTCGAGGTCGAACTCGCCCCCCTGTCGAACGAGCTCATTCAGCGCTGGGGCCAGGTCGTCACTCTCGGTCTCCAGAATGGAATCCTCCACAAGACCGAGGCGCGCAGCCTCTTCCTCGATAGGCTCCAGCCGATCAATGCTAGGCCGATCAACGACCTGCCCGTGTCGGAGGAGATTCTCGCTGCGAAGAGCCTGGCCGACCCTAACGCCGTGCAGGACAGCGTCGCCAAGAAGAGTAACTCTCGCACCGGTGTGGGTGCCATGTCGGACGGCACGAACGCCAACCGTGACGAGGCCGGTGGCGAGACTATCGCCTGAATGAAAAGGAGTTCCTGAAATGCGCACGGAGTACAGGTCCGCTTTCCACGGAGGGGTGACCGCTCTTCTGGAGGCGGCCACTCCAGACGTGTTGTCTGGGGAGAAGCCCGGCCGGTATCGCATCCGAATCATCTGCCCGGGGCAGGGCTCCTGTGGCATTTACTCGGAGGCCAACCTTGCTGCCTCTGTCGGTCACTTCCCCGCCGGGACGCAGATGTTCATGGATCACCCGTCAAAGGACGAGGACGTGAACCGCCCCGAGCGATCCGTGAAGGACCTCGCGGGGCGGCTGGTGACCGACGCCGTTGTCGGTCTCGATGGAGCACTATACGCGGAGTGCGAGGTGTATCCGTCCTTCAACGACATCATCCGCGAGAAGTGGCAGGACATCGGTGTGTCGATCAATGCTTGGTCGGAGAACGGCCTGGACGCCGACGGCATTGTACCGGTATTCGATGGAGTCACTTCTGTAGACTTCGTAACGAAGGCGGGCGCAGGTGGCGCTTTGCTGGAGGTGCTGGAATCCCAGCGCGTCAGTTCCGATGAGGAGAACCATATGAACGAGGAGACGATCCGTCAGGCCATCGCCACTGCGGTGACCGAGGCTCTCGCCCCGCTTCTTGAGCTTCTCGCCAAGGACAATCTTCCGGGAGAGCAGCCGGTCGCCCCTGAGGCCCCCACCGGCGAGGTTCCGGGCGAGGACCCTGAGCGGAAGCCCGAGGAGCCCGCGGACAAGCCCGAGGCCCCCGAGCCGACCCCCGAGCGCAAGCCCGAGGCGCCCGGTGAGAAGACCGACGACAAGCCCCCGGCCCCCTCCGGCGAGAAGAAGGACGACGAGGACGAGAAGAAGCGTAAGACCCGCAAGGAGTCTGCGGCTGACGCCTTCGTCATCGCCACCCGACTGCTTGACTCCGGCCTGCCTTCTGTCGCCCAGAAGCGGGTCATCGAGGCAGTCGAGTCCGGCACTGAGCTGAAGGAGGCCATCTCGGTCGAGCAGCACTACTTGACTTCGGTCAAGGCATCCATGGCTGGGGAGATTCGTGAGTCGTCCTCCGAGCCTTACAAGATCAAGAACTTCAAGTGAGGTAAGGAGATCACTATGATTCAGGTAAACACCTTCGGGGCCAAGAAGATTTCTGACGTTCAGGTCTTCGAGTACTCCGACACCCTGTCCCTTCCCGTGGACCTGTCGAAGTTCGGCCAGAGCCACATCGGTGATGTCGTACAGGTTGGTGGTCTGCTCGGCGTCCTCGTGACTGAGATCGCCCCGTCCGCTCAGGACCAGGCCAAGCTCGGGAAGGACCCGCTGTGGAACCCGCTGACCAAGCCGACCTGGGGCAATAACGGCCCCGGCTATGCTTCGGTTCGCATCTCCGGCGGTGTCTTCAAGCTCCAGGTGACCCTGACCGGTGCAGGTGTCGAGCCGGGCGCGCTGATCTACGCGAAGCCCGCTGCCAAAGGCAAGATGGAGCTCACCAACGACAAGGCCACCGGTACCGCCGGGCTTGTCGGATACGCCTACTCCAAGGTTTCCAGTACGGGTGCCCAGACGGTTCCCGTCATCCTCGCTCGCTGAAAGGAATGATGGGACAAAATGTTCACGTCTTACACTGAGTTCGCCAAGACTCTTGAGTCCGCTATCGGTGGTGACCGGGCGGCCCAGGGCCAGCTGAAGAACGCGATCCTGGAGGCCGACTCCTCACGCGACCGCGGCACCTTCCGTGAGGCCGTCACCTCAGACATGCTCGCCCCCTGGTTCACCCAGGCCGTGCAGCCCGCCTTCGAGGACGCCTACAAGGACCAGGAGGAGACCTGGAAGGAGTTCGCCAGTGAGGAGCTGCTGAACGACTTCCGCCCGGTTCAGCTCCTCTCGCTCGACCACGACATCGACGCCACCCTCCTGAGGGACAACGGCGGCTTCGTGGCCCCGGCTGGTACCCTGCCGAAGATTCCGGAGCTCACCCCGTACCCGACCTTCGGCTACAAGGCCTCGGGTCGCTGGATCGACACCGCCAAGCACGGTGCTCGCCTCCAGTTCTCTTGGGAGGCCTTCATCAACGACGACTACGGCCTGATCGAGCGGTTCCCTTCGGACGCCGCTAAGCTGGCCGCCCGTACCGTTGACGCCGCCTGCTACGGTGCGCTGTTCTCGCTCGACCCGAACGCTCCGGGCTTCAATTCCGGTGTGATCTCCGACTCGCTCGGCACTACCCTGAAGGCTCGTGCGGCTGACGGTGTTCTGATCAACAACAACGTTCCGAAGAACGCCCCCCTGTCGTATGACGCCATCAAGGCCGCCATGCAGCAGGTTGCGGAGACCAAGGTCGATGGTCGGTACGTCACCGTCCCGTCCTACGTTCTCCTGGTTCCCCCGGCCCTGGAGAATCTGGCCAACATGGTGGTCAACACCCGCACTGTCGAGCGCGTTGTCGCCGGGCAGAAGGCTGGTGACCAGATGAAGTTCATCGAGGAGAACGGCTTGACCGCCAAGGTCAAGGTCGTCGTCTCCGACCTGGTCGCCATCCTGGGTGGCGCTCAGCAAGGCGGCACCAACTGGGTCCTCGCTCCGGCTGGTGGCCACACCTCCGCCAAGCGCACCATCGTCCGCACCGCGCTTCGTGGCTACGACAAGCCCGAGCTGCGCGTGAAGAACGCTGGCGGTCTGTACCTGGGCGGCGGCGAGGTTCCCTACACCGCCGGTTCGTTCGACAACGACGACGCTCAGGCCCGTGTCCGCCTCACCACCGGCGCCGGGGTCCTCAACGTTGAGGGGATCGTGGCCAGCACCGGTAAGGGCGCCTGATCCACGCGACATCCCTATCGCGGTCCCTCGGAACCCCGCTCCTGTCGAAGGGGCGGGGTTCCGCTGTAAACTACTGTAAAAGCGTTGACAGAAGGAGACACTATGGCGTCCCTGGACTACAGCCAGCCAGTCAATCAGGTGCGCCTGCTGATCCCTGACATCGTTAAGCTGGAGGACCCGAAGGACCTGCGGAAGCCGCCGTCCTACATCTTCAGCGACATGGAGCTCTTCGGTTTCCTCGCCATCGAGGGTGGCAACGTCAAGAAGGCCGCCTCTCGGGCCCTCATGGCGATCGCCACCTCTGAGACACTGATACTCAAGGTCATCTCCACGGACAACAAGTCCACCAATGGCGCGACACTGGGCGCTGAGCTCAGGGCGCAGGCCAAGAGGCTGTGGGATGAGGCCAAGGAAGCCGAGGTTGCCGATCTCGAGTTCGACTTCTTGCCCGGTGTCGTTCCTCCGGGGGAGGACTGGGCATGGCACTGAGCGTTCTGCACAACAAGGACCCCCGCTTCGATTCGGGGGCATACTGGCCCCTGGGCTTGTTCTGCAACTGCCTCGTGGTCGTTATGGAGCCCCCGGGTACGAAGAGTCACGAGTGGACAGAGGACGGTCCTGTCGATATCCCCCCGAAGGAGCTCTGGAAGGGCTATGCAGCGGTCAACCCGAACATCGCCTGGCGTGCCCGTGATCGCAGATCGGCCTACGACGACACCGCGGTTCACGCCTACTACGTGCACCTGAACCACATCGACAAGAACCTGCTCGTGCCCAAGAAGAAGTGGGGCGACAGGTCGCTGCGGTTCGTGCCGGGCTACGGGCAGATCGTCAGGGTGCTGGAGAACAACTCCGACCCGCGGAATGCGGGCCTGCGCCTTGTTGTGCGCAACGCCCCGTCGGACTCCGACTACTGGCAGCCGACTCTGTTGTGCGACATTGATGTTGACGACTCCAAGGGCGGGACGCACTGATGGACCTCGTTCGTGCTGAGTTGAGACGAAAGTCACAGGATATGAATCAGATGACGAGCGGACTCAGTCGGTTCCAGGAGAAGGTCATCGCCGACGCGTTCCGTGCTGCCGAGTCCGCTGCGAAGGCCGGGGGCGAGGTCGTCATCAGGACGGTGGACACGTCTGGCGCAGGAATGCCCTACAAGCATGACCCCACCACGGACGCCCGTGTGTGGACAGGGCATATGCGTTCGACAGCCACCGATGGGCAGGGCTACAGAGTGAATGTGAGAAACGTCTCAGGAGGGAAGTTCTCCGCCTCTGTCGGATTCACCGATGCCGACGAGAA